TTACGCCTTGGCGGCCGGCACTAACCGATACACCTGTGCCGAGTTTTGTGCGGTCGCCGCTTTGGCCCGCTCGGCCTCCTCGGCGGTCAGGAAGGTCAGGTAGATCTCCGTGACCTTGATGCTGGTGTGCCCGAGCTCCTGCTGGAGCGTGTAGATCCCGCCCCGGCCCGAGCGCAGGTAATCGACCGCGAACCGGTGCCGCAGATCGTGGAAGCGGAAGCGCCGGAAGGTCGGCAGCAGCTTCCGGCCCTCCTTCTTCGCCTTGGCGATCTCCGCGGCCTCGGCCGCCGCGACCTCGCGTGTGTAGAGGCTGAATCGCGTCGCGGGGTTGATGAACGGCCCGGGCTCCGGCTCGTCCCGCGCCCGGTCGCCGGTGCGCCCCTTCGTCCCCTCGTGCCAGAACACGGACCGGGTCTTGAGGCTGATCGGGATCTCGGCGAACAGCGCCGCCGCCTCGTCGGAAAGCGCCACCACCCGCCGCTTATTGCCCTTGCCGTGGACCGTGATCGCCTTCCGGTTCAGGTCGACGTGCCGGCGCTCGAGCTTCACGAGCTCGTCCTGCCGGCAGCCGGTGAGCAGCGCGGCGCGAATCAGGTGCTTGAACAAGCCCGGGGCCCGGGCGATCACCCGCTCGATCTCCGCGTCCTCGGGCAGCACGATCGGGTCGCGGCGCTCCTTCATCCGCCGGCCGCGCATCGCGTCGAGCGCCGGGTTGCCCTTCCTCCACTTCTCATCAACCGCGAAGCCGAGCACGCTGCTGAGGGCCGTCAGATCGCGCCGAATCGTCGCCGTGGTCACCCCGGCGGCCCGACGCGCCTTCACGATGTCCGCTACGGTGTCGTCGGACACCTCGTCGACGAACAGCCCTTCGAGGTGATCCTTGATCGTCTTGAGAGAGTTCAGGTACCGGCTCAATGTTCGATCGCCGACATGCCCTGTGATGTGCTGCCCCCAGGCGATGATCGCGTCATCGATTGTCTTGCGATCATCGCCGTAGACCTGAGCGGCTACGACGCGCTCGTACTCCGCTTTCGCACGGTCCCTTGCAACCGTTGGATTGCTTGTTCTAAGGCTGTACCGGTGCTCTTTGCCTTCGACCGTGAAACGGCACCAGAGCGTGTTCCCTCGCCAGTAGCAGCCCTCCGGGGCGGCGGGCGTCTTTCGTTCCGTTGGCATGGTTGCTTCTCCTGCTCGGCGAGCCAGGACCGAAGCGCCCGGACGTCGAACGTCCACAGGCGACCGATTTTTACCGCGCCTGGCAACTGGCGGGTGACCGCGAGGCGCTGCACGGTGCGGGCCGACACCCCGAGGATGGCGCAGGCGCCGGGCATCTGCACCCGCTCCGGAGCAGGGGGGTCGGCGGTGCGGGCGCGGGTCATGGCAGAACCGCCTTGGCCGTTGCCGGCCGCCACACCTTCAGCGTGGCCCCGTCCGGCACCCTGGCGCGACCCCGAGCGAGGGGATGGATCGGGCTTTGGTCAGCCGTCACCCCTAAGCACATCAGGTCCGGCCAGGGCTCTTCGCCGGTCTGGACCTGCTCGCAGAGGTGATCGACCCACTCAGGATCCCAGGTACCTGCGCCCCAGCACGCAACCACGACCGCGGCTCGCTTAGCCTCCTCGACGACCACGCCCAGGTTTTCCTGGATGACGTCGCGCACATGCCAGTTCGGGCCGTTGTCCTGCCAGCGCGACCACGACCGGCACTCGGCCGGCGACGACGAGCGGAACGGGTAGAGGTTCACCGCCGTGAAGCCGCCATAGCCCCAGTCGCGCGCGAACCGGATCCAGCGGCAGACGGTCGGATCGTCCTTGCGGTGGTCCGCCGTCGAGGGGTTGAGGCCGATGAAGCAGACGTGGCCGCCCTCGCCCCAGGTGCGGGTGAGCGTGAAGCGGTAGGCACCGCATCGCGAGAGAGCGGCGGAACGCTTGATCGTATCGGCGAAAGCCACGCCGAAGAGGTCAGAAGCAAGGAGGTCGGGGGCCACGCTCAATCCTTCTCGTCGGGAAAGAGGGCCGGCGCCGAGTAATCGAGCGCTACAAGCCTGCCATCCAGGAAGCCCCAATCAGAGGCTTTGTATTCGAAGGGCTCACCCTCTCCGCCTGCGATGTAATCCCAGTCCGGGAAATCATCGTTCTGTCGCCGACGTTCCGCTTCTTCCTCGCTGAGCGGCGAGGCCGCGGGCATCAGTAACAATTGACCATCGGCGCGGCAGGCGAGCACCGGGCATAGGATGCGCCGCCGTTCGGGAGTTGACTCGGACCATATCCGCGCCTCAAAGCGGTTGCAGCCACGGCCGCGATCGTGACGCGCGATCTTCAACGCATAGCCGCCGATGATCAGGACGAGGCGAGTAGTTCCTGCCGTCATGAGCATTACAGGTGGCCCCCGCCCGCTCGCCGCGCCTCGGCCTCGTCGGCCTGCCGTTGGTCGTAGAATTCTACGGCGCTGTCCGGCGTCACGCCGAGCGGCCGGCGGATCGCGTCGTGCAAGGCGACCCGCAGCCGGCGGTTCTCCTGCCTCAGCGCCTCCTCGCGCTCGATCGTGTCGCTTTCCGCAAGGAATCGCGCGGTCTGGTCGTCGGCGAGCTTCTCAGCGATCCGCCGCCACACCGCTCGGCCTTCCTCGCCCAGGTCGTCCCAGGCCGGCGCCGCGCCGCGCTCCCCGAGCTTGTGCCCCTCCCACCGGGCCTCGTAGGCCAGCTGGCCGCGATCAGCGCTCATCGGTCGAGTCCTTGCAGGTAGGAGCGCCGTCGGCCATCGAGCTGGCGATCTCGGCCATCAGCTCGCCCACGCGGACCTGGGCGTGCGCCACGGGGACCAACTCGGCGGCCGTTCGGCGGAGGTCGGATGCCGTCTTGGCGTTGGCGAGCGCGTTGATCGCGGTCAGGACCAGGAGGGCGAGTAGGAGTCGTTCACGGTAGGTCAGGACGCGCGCTCCACGATGCGGCGGCGGCTCACCTCCACGAGGGTGCCGCGAGGGTTGCGAGGGGGGCGGGTCACGGCCGCGGCTGCCGGCTGGTCGCCCGGCCGATGCTCGCCGCACCAGTCGGCGCCGTCGACGTGCGGCCAGACGCGGTTGCCCGCGGGCGGGTACCGGCGGCAGATGCCGGCGCGCCAGAACCGGCAGGAGGAGCAGGTGTCAGGCATCGGGCGCCCCCTTGGTCGGATCGTCGCCGAGGTGCCCGCTCTCCATCAGCGCGGCGATGACGCGATCAGCCAGCGGATCGCACCCGCACATCGGCCAGTCGCAGTCCGCAGGCGCATTACCGCCGGCGGTGCCTTGGCGGCGCGCCGCACAGCCCGTGATGCTCGGCTTGCCCGTGTCGAGCTCCAGGATCGACCGCTTGAGGTAGTTCGCCTGGTCGAGCGTCTCCTCGTAGGCGTGCTGCAGCCAGTCCCGCAGGTTCAGGTCGGTCCGGGCAAGCGTCACGCCGTACTTCGCGATGCCGACCTGCGAGCGGCTGAGGAGATCGGCGCGCACCGCCTCCACGACCGGGTCGAGGGGTGGCGCGTTAATTTCCACCGCTACGATCGAGGCGGGAGGCGCCGACGTTTCCGGCGTTTCGCCCGTCCGGGCCGGGGCCCGCCCTGTACCGGCGCAGGTGGTGCACACGTCCATCCTGGTCCGGGCGTGCCGATCGCCATGCGTCGCCCAGCCGGTTGCCGCGCAATCCTGGCACTCCAGAAGGATCGGCGCCGCGGTCGCGGGCGCCTCCCCGTGCTGCGCCAGGAGGTCGGCCGGCGGCGCGTGCGGCGGCAGGTCCAGTACCTCGCAGGCCCGGCGGCAGGCGGCCCGCAGGGTCGGATGCATGCCGCACTCCTCACCCCTGGCCGTGATTCCCCACCACGCGGTCGAGCCGTCGGGATGGCACCAGCGCGAGACCTCCGCCCGCGGCGCGCCATCGGCTACGAGCCTCAGGCCCAGGCCATCCTCGGAGATTTGCCACTCAACCATGGGAGACCTCCGGGAAACCGTTGTGCTCGACGCCATCGAGGAGGCGGCCGGAGTGCTTCTTGCCGACGCGGGCGACGCCATCGGCCGTCAGCCCTCGGATGTCGTAGTCCTCCAGGGCTTCGCTCGGGAGCGAGTCTGCATCGACCCACTCGCCGTTCTGCTTGTGCAGGTACGGCACCCCCGCGGCTGCGCAGGCGTCGCGGATCTGCCGGAACCAGTCGGGGTGCGACGGCCGCGCCTTGTGCTTGCCCTGGTCGGTCTCGCCGCCAGTGATGACCCAGTCCACGCACTCGTGGCGGTCCGGCGACGGTTCGTCGTAGCCGGGCTGTCCGCCGTCGTCGTAGGTGCCGCCCGGGTGCCAGCGGATCGCGTCGGCCTGGAGCAGGCACACGCCCTCCAGCAGCGGCTCCATCGACAGGAAGATGAAGGCCGGGTCGAGGTAGGCACGCGCGTGCTTGAGATGGCGCACGACCCGGTTGGCGTTCTCCTGGTCCTCGGCTGTCCCGCCGATCGCAGCGTTCTCCGGCAGGCCGCCGGCCGCCTCGCACATGTCGACCGCGTTCTGCACCCGCTTCGACAGGAGCAGCCACATCAGGTTCGGCGTCGCCCGGATCAGGTCGAAGAAGTCCCGGCGCCAAGTCGGTTCGACCCGGTTGTCGAAGGGGTCGCAGAGCGAGGGGAACACGCGCTCGACCCGGCCTGCCGCCGCCGCGGCGCGGTTCCAGGCGAGCGGCTGGCGCCAGTAGGCAGCGCTGGTCCGGCTGCGCTCGCCGTGCGGGCCCCACTCCACCCGCCCCATGCGGGTGTCCATCAGGTGCTCGGCGTAGCATCCATCACACGCCGGCGAGACCTTCTGGCAGCCGATCCAGGGGCTCCAGGTGTGGTGCGTCCACTCGATGGTGCTGTTCTCGGCCATGGCGATCACTCCCCCTTCCGCGGGCCCGCGGCCGAGCGCGGATCGATGACGAAGGTCAATTCGGGCGGATCGCCGAGCACGAGGAACCGCGCGTTAGCCCGGTAGTATCTCTTTTCTTTGATGGACCGGATGAAATCACTCCGATCTACGCTGACCGGAACGTCGAACCAGTCGACGTTCCAGAACTCGATCGCGTGCCCGCCATCAAAGCAGTAGCCGCGGGTAAGATTGTCTGGCAGGCGATAGACGTAGACCCGGCGGCGCTCGGCAAATATCTGATCGGCGCCCCTCGGCCGGGCGGGCTTGTTCGGGATCGGCTCGTTAAGCGCCGCGCGGGAGTCGGCGGCGCGAACGTCGAGGTTGTCGGCCGGCTCGGGCTCGGCCGGCGCTTCATGCCGAACGTCACCGAGGCAGCGGGCATGACCGGAGATCTCGTCATCACCCGCCCGCGGCTCGCCTGGCAGCACAAACTCCCCGCAGGCGTCACAGCGCTCGTGCCATTCGCTGCCCTTGGCGTCGCTGTAGGAGGCCAGGGCCCCCCGCAAATCGATTGCGAGCAGCGCGGCTTCGTCCTCGCGGCCTTCGGCCCGCAGGCCCCGGTACCGCGCGGTCAGCGACCAGAGACGCGCTTCGAGATCCCGCCGCCAATAGGCGACCTCCTCGCGAAGCCGCTCGAGTTCGCTCGGCGCCGTAGCGGCCGGCGCGTACCGCTCGCGCTTCGTCCACGGCTGGAAGGCCGCGAGCTCGTCGAGGCCTGGCCACCTGCCGTCGAAGGTCAGCGCCAGGTCGTCGATCGTCACGAAGGCCGAGGGCTTAGCCGTCGGCCATTCGATCAGGCCCAAGACGTGCTCGGCCTCGCGCCGGTCGTCGATCGCCGCCAGGACGAACATCGTCAGCCAGCCGCGCATCGCATCGATGCCGCCGGGCTCGCCCGAACGCGACGAGTAGATGGCGACGCGGAACCGCTCGACGGCCGCGTGCAGGAACTCGATCGCGCCGGGCACCGGCGGATCGGGGATGATCGCGGCGCCTTGCCAGCCGCTTTGGTAGCCGTGGATCACGCCGTCGAAGTCGAGGCATAGGATGGGTTTGCGGGGCATCAGATCACTCCGCGTTGAAGGGGGCAGGGGACGTGCGGCGCGTCGCCGGAGGCGGGCCGGATAGAGCCAGGCGTTGGCCCGGCGGAATCGTCAGTCGGGGCGTGCCAGCGGTAGGTCCATGGACGCGGCGATCGCCACGTCTCGAACCCAGATCCGCTCGCTCGAGAGGAGGAAGGTCTCGCCGGCCCAGGCCAGCAGCAGCGTCCGGGCGATGACGCCCATGATCGCCTCGGCCGACGCAGCGGGCACCATGTTGCCGATGCGCTCGCGCCAGGCACTGTCCGAGGACCCGGCCATCACGAGCGGCTGTGGGTCCTCGGGGTCGACGTAGCTCTGAAGCGCGGCGAGCTCGTAAGTGGTGAAGGGCCGGTGCCAGGTGCCATCGAGCGCGCGGATCATCGCGACGAGGCGCTCGTCCGCAGCCGGCAGCGTGTCCGTTTTCGGCTCCTCATCCGAGGACGAAAAACGGGACACGCCCCGCGGGTCCGCGACCGACCACCGGCCGTTGTCGTGCTGCCCCGAGCCGGTCACCGCGCCGCTCGGATCGTCCCAGGCCGTGACGCCGTAGTGCCCGCCGGTCTGGTAGACCTCACGGCCGCCGCGGGCGAAGTCGGGGCGCGGGTCAGCGACGCAGAGAGCGCCCGAACCGACGCGATCGGCGCCGGTGACGGTGCCGGCCGGCGCGTCGTAGCGGTGCACCTTGAGCTTGTTCCGGTGCGCGCTGTCGGCCCAGCCGGTGCGGGGGTCCGCCAGCGCGAACGCCCCCTGACCGGTGGTCGAGGCGCCGATCACGGTCCCGGCCGCCTCGCCGTAGCCGGTCACCCGGTACTTGCCGGCGCCGCCGAACCCGGCCGCCGCCCGCGGATCGGCCACGGCGAGCCCGCCGCCGGGCCCGCCCGGGCCGGCAACCGCCGCCGAAGGGCCGCCCCACGGCACGATCCGGTAGACGTTGTTGAACCGCGGCTTGCCCTGCAGGCGCGGATCGGCGACCGAGAACGTGCCCTGCCCGGGCGACCTCTGGCCGGTGACGACCCCCGAGGGCTCGTCCCAGGCCCGGACGCCCATCTGCGCGAAGGTGTGCTCGTAGCCGGGTCGCGGGTCGGCGACCGCGAAGGTGCCGTTGGTCGGCGCGCTGCGCCCCGTGACCGTGCCGGACGTGTCCTGCCACCGCTGCACGCCCAGCACGCCAGCATGCCATCCCGCCTCGGGCGCGATCCCGTAATCCGCCAGCTCGCCGCCCTCGACGCGCAGCCGGTTCAGCGAGCGCCAGTCCGAACCCGCCTCGACGAAGGCCAGCCGCACCCAGGTCTTCCACTGGAGCGACGGCACCCGGTGCATCGGCCCGGCCGACAGGTCGCCCGGCAGCGGCAGCTTGCCCAGGATCTCGCCGACGCCGCGCAGGCGCCGCTTCGGCGGCTCGTAGAGGAACGGCGGCACCTTCACTGCGTGACGCGCCACCAGGAGGAACCGCTTCCGGCTCTGCCCGAGCCCGCCGAGTTCGCCGCAGTCGTGGGTGGTCTCGGCGAACACGTAGCCGTAGGCCGCCAGCAGGGCCTCGATCTGGTCGAGCAGCCACCGGCCGCGCGTTGCGATCCGGGGCACGTTCTCGAACAGCAGGAATTCCGGCGGGTCGTCCTTCCACGCCTCGAGGGTGAGCCACACCGCCCGGAGCGTCAGCCCGTTGAGCGCCTGGTAGCGGGCGGTGCCGCTGATCTTGTCCGAGAGCAGGCCCGAGAACCCCTTGCAGGGCGTCGACATGAAGACGACGTGCGGGCGCTCGCCGCCGGCCGCCCGGCGGAAGTCGTCGGGCACGGCCTCGCGCCAGCCGGCCGGCGGCAGGCGACCGTGGAACGCCTCGTACTGCTCGCGGGTGAAGAGGTCGATCACGGTCCCGCGTGCGCCCGCGACCCGGTCGAAGTCCTCGATCCCGGCCGGGTCGACATCGACGCCGCCAATGCAGCGCGGCACCGCAGTGGCGATCCCGACCCGGGCCTGCCCGCGGTTAAAGCCCATGGCGCCGCCGCCGGAGCCGCTGCAGACGTGGAAGTGACGGATTTCCTGGCGGATCACTCGCTTGTCCTCGGTGTGTGGTGGGCGGCGGTGCGGGGAGGGATCACGTCAGCAGCGGCTGCACCGAGCCGTCCGGGTAGACGGCATCCAGCGGCACATCGCCGGTCGGCTCGTCGCCGGCCCACTTGTCGGGCCAGGTCCCGGCGGCGATCAGCGCGCGGATGCGCGCCTCCTCCTCGGTGTTCAGGATGTCGACGGGCGGCCAGCCACCGGCGGTCGCCGCGGCGTTCACCTCGGCCTGGATGCCAAGGATCTCCTCGAGCACGTCGAGGCGCACTGGCAGCGTGATTGGGCCGAGTCGCTGCGGGTTCTTGGCCGTCTTCCCGTTCTTCAGGATCTCGGCGCCGGGCTTGCGCAGCCGGTTCGCCGGCAGGCGCAGGCGGCGGTAGATCTCGCGCAGCCGCTTCAGCGGAGCGAGGTAGGACCAGGACGGGTGCCGGATGATCTTGTCGAGCGCCTTGTCCTTACTCGCGAGCGGGCAGCACAGGCAGCCGGTCCGCGCCGCCAGTTCCTCAGCCTCGTCGCCGCCATAGGCGTCGGCCACCATCGCGGTCGACCAGCCACCGTACTGATCGGCCGGCGCGTAGATCCGCAGCCAGTCCCACACGTGGCAGACCCGCCAGTGCAGGAGCGGCGCCAGGGTGAAGATGCGCCCACGGACGCCCTTCGCCTCCGGTACCGCCAGCTGGTACCAGCCCTGCCCGCACTCGGCGCCGTCGCGCCCGCACGACATCTCGATCCGCCGGTCACGCATCGCGCTCTCGCCCTGGCGAACCCCGGTGATCATCAGCACCGTGTCGCGAGTCTCGGGCGCCGGCTCCTCCGGGCCGTCGGCGAGCACCGGCCCGCCGTTGTGGCCGATCAGCTGCTCGGCCATCGCCTCGGCGAGGTCCGGGTCCTCCCGGCCGTCGAGGTCGGCGGCGATCGCGGCCGCCATCGGGTCGACCTTGATCTGCCGGGTGCACCAGCGGAGCGTGTTGTTGTTCGGAGGCGGCACGCCACGTCCGAGAATGTAGACGAGGAACCGCTTGTCGAGCGGCGCGGTCACCACCCGGACCCGGATCCAGGGGAAGCGCGCGAGCTGACGCATCGTCTCGGCCGCGGCGATCGCGAGCGGCACGAGTTCCATGCGCGTGTCGGCATAGTAGACCGTCAGCGTCTCGGGCCGGGGCAGCTGGCCGCTCTCGATCAGGTGGATGAGGAGCGTCAGGGTGGCGGTCGAGTCCTTCCCGCCGGACCAGGCGACAGTCCAGTGCCGGTGCAGCGGGCCGTAGGCGCGGAGCGAAGCGAGGGTGAGGTCCAGGGCCTCGCTGTAGACGAGCCGGTCGGCGCCAGCGGCGAAGAGGTCGAGGGCTGCTGCCATCACGCCCGCCCTCCCGTCGTAAGCCGCGGCGGCGCATCGATGTTCGCGTATGCGACGCCGAAGCTGATGGCCGCGACCCACGGGTTGGCCGCCCAGGACTCCGGCCCGTGAATGGTCTTCCAGAGGTCGGCGAAGGCGTGCCGGGCGGAGTCGACGAAGCGCGTGCCGCCGAAGCCGGCCGGCGGTGCCCAGAACGGCGATCCATCCGGTCGCGTCCCGTTCGAGACGCCCTCGGCGATCGCATCCGCCTCGCTGATGCCCTGGAGCCGTTCGACGCGGACCTCGGTCACCGTGAGGGTCAGGCGTGAGGCCCACCGCGGCATGTGGATGGACGGCACCTTGCGCCCGCGACAGGGCTGCTTGGCCGTGCTGCCGTAGTGGTTCAGGGCGACCCAGCGATCCGCGGCCTCGCGGCTGTTCTCGATCGGCAGCCATGCCTCGTCGGCGAGGTAGCGGATACCGTCCTGGCCGGTGGCGAGCTCGTCGGCCCGGACGTTCTCGCGGACCCAGAGTCGATCGTTGGCCGCGTAGTGCAAGCGAAGCCGCTCCACAGGCACCTCAAGCCGCCGTGCGATGCCGCCGAGCGCCTGGCCCGCATCAACGGTCGCGTCGGCGATCGTCGTGCCGGCCCGCGGCTTCAGGATCCGGCGCGTCTGCGTCTTGGTGCCGGCGATCAGGGCGCAGACCATCGATGCGCTGAAGATAATTTGGCGATCAGCCACGGCATTCGTCTCCAACCTGATCGATATCGGGGAAGTCCGCAGCTTTCATCTCAGCGACCAGCGCGTCGTAATCGACTGGCGTGGCTCCGCTGATCTTCAGGGCCTGGGCCCATTCCGCATCGCTCATGGTCTCAGGCCGGCCGCACCACCTGACCGAGTCCATCAGCCTGCCGAGCAGCGTGCTCTCGCTCCACTCGGGCTCCTCGCCGCCGCTCATGCCGCCCGTCATGGGCGTGCCCTTGAGGGGGTGGGAGTTGCAGCCGCAGTAGGGCCGAAGGTCACCGGCGCCGTGCGTGCAGCGGATGACGAACTCGTGGTGGTTCACGCCTCGCTCGGCGAGGAACACGTCGGCCGGGTCGAGTCCGTAGTGCTTCAGCAGGATCGGTTGGGCCTGCTTGGACTTCTTCTTGAGGGTGCGGAGGGTGAGCATCAGTTCAGCCTCCCCGACAGCACCGAGGAGGCGGACTCCAGGTGGTCCACGGCGACGTCGAACACGCCGTCCACGAAGCTGTTCAGGTCGTCGATCGCGTCCAGCGGCCGGTGGTTGACGTGCAGGCAGAACATCGCGAAGGCGCCGCCGACGGCAGCCTCGACCGTCTCCGCGACTTCCTCCGGGTCCATCCCGGCATCCCGCAGCCCGGCGACCATCCGGAGCAAGGCCGCGATCACATCCAGGTTGCCGCGCATGGCGATCCGCGCCGCCGCCGGATCATCGGCGCCGGGCGCGCCGGCGCGCTCATATGCGGCGATCAGCGCCTCGATCTCGGGGGTGAGGGGCGCGCTCATCGAACCGCCTCAGCGGCCGGCGCCGCAGGCGCGCGAGGGGCCGCGGGCCCGTCCTCGTCCGGGACCCGCCGCACCGTCGGGATAGCCGGGCGGTCGCCCGCGCCCCCGATCCGGCTCCACTCGATCAGGCCCTTGTTTTTCAGGGCGATCAGGATGCTGATGATCTGCAGACCGGGTGGGCCGGCCTTCTCGATCGCCGCCATGACGTGCTTGCGCTCGGTGAAGTCGCCCGGGATGTGAGCGAGGGCAGCGGTCTCCTCGTCGGTCAGCACCACCGGGACGTTCAGCGCCGCCACCGCGGCGTCGAGGTCCGCGACCTGAACGCCGTCGACCAGCCAGAGGCGCTCGGCCGTCTTGCCCGCCTTCTTCGCCGCCTCGCCCTTGTAGTGGCGATCGATGGCCTGGAGGCGCCGGATCGTGGTGTGGCACAGCATGTAGCCGGAGCCGTCCCGGCCGTAGTTCAGGTGGCCGCCGGTCTCGCGCAGCTTGCCGGCCATCACGGTGTCACGGGTTATCGTCACGGGAATCCTCCTCGGGGGCGGCGGCAGGAGCGGGGGCTGTGCTTGCGGCGCGCGGCTTGCGGGCGGGCCCGCGCCGGGCGGCGCGCTTCGCGGCATCGGCCTCGAAGCGGTCGGCCTTGGCCTCCGCGGTGGCGATCGCGGCGGCCTCGAACGTGATGGATGATCCGCCATCCTTGAGCCGGACCATGAACCGCTCGGCCGGCGGGCAGTCCGGATCGATGCAGATGTACGAGCGCCTCATCGGCGCCTCGGCAGCATGTCGGCTGGGGCCATCGTGAAGTCGCGCCGGACGAAGCGGGTGAACTCGTCGAGCCCACCGTTCACCCAGCACTGCGTCAGGACCTGCATCTCCTCGGCGGCGTCTAGGGCGGCGCTGTAGGAGCCGACGAAGACGGGCCGGCCGCCGTGCAGGATGGCCCACGTCATTGCAGCACCGTGTCCGGGGTACCGCCGGCCGGCGCACCCTCGGTCTGCTTGATGCGGCGGTACGCGACCACGCGGCCGACGAAGGCGTGCAGGTCGCTGGTCGGGTAGAACGCCAGGTTCGGGCCAGCCACGCGGGCCAGCGCATCCATCATCTCGGCGTGCTGCTCGTCACCGATCGGCCCGCCGGCGAAGTGTTCCTCAAGCAGCGCCGTGATCTTGCAGGGCAGGCAGGTGCAGCTCATCCGCGCGTCCTCCCGGTGTCGCGCGACGGCGCCGGCTTCCGGCCCCACCCCGGATAGATCGTCCCCGTACCGGCGTGATCCTGGCCGACGGCGCGCTGGTGGTGATCCGCGCAGTAGGGCGAGCGCCCGTCGGTCCGCCCGCCGCAGTAGCGGTGCTCCGGGCCGTGGCATTCGATCGGCCACCGGCACTGCCGGTCGAACCGGCCGCGCAGATCCGCGAACCCAACCCCGCCGGGGGGAGGCTCGATCGGCGGAAGCGCAGGCGGCGGCGGCGCGGCCGGCACCGGGTCGGCGGCGACGGGCGGATCCGTCACCACGAGGCCGATGTCGGCGGCAACCCGGCTGATGTCCGCCGCGCTGCGCCGGCGCTTGAACTGCACCGTCAGCGCGGTTGCGATGGCGCCGGGCGCGATGCCCTTACGCCACATGGCCCGCACTTCGCGGACCTCGGAGTCGCTGAAGGCCGGCATCAGGCGGCGGCCTCGGCGACGGGAGCGGCGGTACCGCGCCGGGCGAGCACGACCAGGGCGCGGCGCATCTCGGCGTCCAAGCTCGCATAGGCCTGAAGGAGGTCGCTGGCGCCGGGCGTCATCAGGAGGTGGATGACGCTGCCCTCGGCGGCCTCCTCGTCACTCCCCTGGAACAGGTCGGACACGCGCACGCCCAGCAGGCCGGCCACGGTCTCGAGCTTGCCGCTCGACAACCGGTTCTGGCCCTTCTCGTATTTCTGGACCTGCTGGAAGGTGACGCCCAGGCCGTTGCCGAGCACGGTCTGGCTCATACCCTTGGCTTTGCGCAGGGCCGCGATCCGGGTGCCCAGCAGGCGATCGGAGTCGTTCACGGTCTTCGGCATCAAGCGGCCTTTCTGGTATCGCGGGCGATGGCGGCCCTGATGATGTCGCGACCGGCGGGCGCGATTTGGTATCCGCGCCCCCAAACGGTCTCGATGACGATGCCGAACGGAGCGATTTTCTTCCGCGTCTTGCAGACCACCACGTCGATGATCTTGGGATGCGGCGTGCTCGCCGAGATTTCACCGTAGAGGGCGATGTAGATCCCCTCCTTGTGCAGGAACCCCTGCGGCTGATCGGCGAGCGCCTTCAGCATCGCGGCTTCCTGGGTGGTCAGGCCCCACTCGCTCGGCAGCAGTTCGTTGGCGAGCGCCAGGCCGCCCTCGTCCAAGACCTTCTCGATCCGATCGAGACGACGGGCCATGTCGTCGAGGCGAGCGACGAGGTCGGCATCCTCGAGGCGGCGGAGACGGCGATCGACGCCGGCCAGCTTCACCTCCTTGGGAGCCCTGATGCGCCCCTCGAGGCGGTCGACCCGCCGCACGATGTGATCGAAGGCCGCTACAGAGCGGTGGCGCAGCCCAGCGTTTGGGCGAGGGTCGGCGTGGGCATCCGGCGTCATGCGGCGTCTCCAATCTGGTCGGTGCCGGGGGCGTGGTCCGGGTCGGCCAAGGCGCGTTCGATCCCTGATTTCAGGGCGGACAGTGACGCGGCCTCGATGATGTAGCCTTGACCCCAGACGGTCGTGATGAGCGCGTCCGGGCAATAGACTGCGAGCTTGCGTCGGATCTTGCAGATGGCGACGTCGATGATCTTGACGTGCGGGGGATCATCACATCGCACGCCGTAGACGATCGTGTGTATCCGCTCCTTCGACATCTGGACGCCGCGCATCAGCGCGAACAGGACGTCCCGTTCGAGAGCAGTGAGCCGCCAGGACGGAGGCAGGCTGACGGTCGGCGCCAGCGCCTCCTCCAGGCGCCGGATTTCTTCCCGCTGCTCGTCGATCATCGCGAGCAGTTCGGTGATGGTGAGCCGCGTCGGCGGATCGAACACCGCGTTCGAGGGGGGCGCCGCGCGGGTCTCCACCTCGGGGGGGATGGCGCCGGGCGTACCCATCCCCTGCTCATGGCGGCGGGCGGCAGCCGCGATCCGGTTGTCGGCGGCCCGCTTCCGGGCCTGCATCTCCTCGCGCGTGCGCGGCTCCTGGCTGAGGGTCAGCAAGGCGCAACCTCCTCGGCTGTGCGGGTGGATAAGGCGGGGGTGGCATTACGCTCGGCGGCGGCCCGAGCCGCGGCCTCGCGATCCCGGGCCCAGGCGCGGACCCGGTAGTAGTCGACGTGCTGCATCGCCTTGACGGCGGCCCCGCAGCGAGCCGCGTCGAACATCGCGACGTGGCATTCGGCGCATGGAATCCCCAGCCGATCGGCCAGGAACTCGTAGACCCGCTGGCGGGCCCGGCGCTGGATGCCCTCCCGGGCCTTCCGGGGCGCATTGGCGTAGGGCGCGATGCGATGAGCGGCCCGCCAGATCGGGTCGATGACCAGGTGGACCCGCCGGCGAAGCCGGCGCAGTTCCGGGCCGGCCAGCGTACCGAGCGCCACGGTCGTCGTCGGGTGGCACCCGACGTAGGCGCCGCAGTCGTCGCAGACCCACATCGGCTTGTCGGCGATCGCGGGCTCGGCGCGGTGCGGGTAGATCTCCGTGCCGTCGGTGAGGCGGGCGTCGCGCCCGCAGCAGATGGGTGCGGGCATCAGAAGCCGATCTCCCCGTCGCGCTCGCCGGTCGCGTCCTGAATGGCCGACCGGAGGAGGATGCGGACGGAGCGGGCCTCATCGACGCCGAGCGGGCCGTCGCCGCGCAGCGGATCCGAGGCGGCGGAGTAGCCGCGGAGCCAGCAGAGCAGGTCGGCCAAACCTTCAGAAAGGGCCCGAGCCTGCGCGAGTTCGATCGGGACGTTCACCCAGGGGCCACCCTGGAGGACGCGCGCCGGCGGCCCGCCCGCGGCCGCTTTCGCATCTTCCAGCTGCTCCTCAAGCTCCCCGATCCGGTCGAGGGCCTGTTCCGGCAGCGCCGTGAAGATGTGGTAGGTGCCGTCGAAGTAGCGCCAACGCCCGTGATGCCGGGCCATTGCCGCCTTCAGGTCGAGTTCGGGCGTGCCTGACGGCGAGGCTGTTTCCGCCGGCCCGGGGACGACCCGGTCGGCGGCCGGCGCCGCGCTGCCCGTCTTGCTCATACCGAACAGCCCGGCCTTGATGTCCGGGTGTGTGAGCGAGGCGATCTGGCCGAGCAGTTCGTCCCAGCCCAGACCCTTCGAGACTTGCCCGCCTTGCTGGACGTTGAAGTGCCCGCCCTCGGGGGTGATGATGATGGAGAGCGCCATCGATCACGCCTCCACCGAGTCGAAGCCGGCCTTCCACGCCGCCATGCGGTCAGGGTCGGCGGTGATGTCCGGGTTTAGGCACTTCTTGGCGCCGCGCTTCGCCGCGGTGACGCCGCGCTTGAAGTCCTCGTCGTTCGGGTCGACCCGCGGCGCGTCGCCCAGGGCGGCGAGGGCGTCGTCGCCCGGGAAGCCGTCACCGCCGGCGCCGGCCTCGTCCCGATCGGGCCCCGGGTCGTGCCGGTCACCGCTTCCGCCGACATCGTCGTCCTGGTCGACGATGTCGTCCTCGCCGTGATCGTCCTCGAGCATCGGCTCGGCAGCGACCGGCCGCTCGGCACGAGCCGGTGCGGGCGCCGGGCGGGCGGCAAGCTGGTCGAGACGGCCGGCGAGCGCGGTCGGCGCCGGGGCAGTCCCGACAACCTCGAACGCACCACCGGGCACGGTCTGGACCGCCTGAACCTCCTCGACGTCGTAGACCCCGAGCAGCACGTCCGGGAAATGTCGGCGGCAGAGGGCGCGGCCGGCGTAGTAGCTCTGCTGCTGGTCCGGATCGGACTTCCAGAGCGGCGAGTTCTTGGGGGTGATCTTGCCGTACGGCGGGCTCCGGTACTCGACGACGTCGCCGCCATCCTCGTCCCGCAGGCGCGCCGAAGCGATGCAGATCCGGGCGTCACCCTCGCCCTCGAATTCGAAGCGGATGCGGCCCTTGATGGGAGCGCGCTTCAGGATCACGGCCTGGACCAGCTGCGACTCGTAGGCGATCTGGTCGTTGACGAAATAGGACTTGTTCGCGACCGCGTAGGGCGACATGCCCCACTCGGCCGCCTGCGTCGCGATCGCCAGGCAGGCGCCCACGTTGCCGCGGAGATGCTTGCGGACGCCGGCCGATGACAGTGCCATCAGCTTGGCGAAGTCCATCAGCTGCGCAGCGTTCGCGAAGGCGACACCCCCGCCGACGCTGACGGACAGGTTGGCGGTGTCCTGCGGGTTGATGCGCTCCGCGATCTTCTGCTCGGTCGCGGACAGGGTGAGAGCACCGGCGCTCATGCGGCGTTCCTTTTCGGGTAGCGGATGCGGAGGACGGGGAAGGTCGACGCGCGCACGACGTGCTCGGCGCGGGTCTGCATGGTCCGGGTGATCTCCCGGCCATCGGCGAGCCGGCCCACGGGGGCGCCGGCCAGCAGCTCGGTCAGTTCGGCGTTGATCGCCTTCTTGCGGGCTTCGGCCTCGCGGATCGCGTCGGCGAGGGCGAGGTGCTCGTCGACGAGGACCGGCGCGCGGTTGCTGGCGCTCAGGTCGAGCACCGGACCGTTGGCGTCCGGCGGCCACAGCGCGTTGAGGGTGCCGCCGTCCTGGGTGTAGTGGGCCGCCGGCGCCTCGCCGGCCGCGACCCGGGCCCAGAACAGCCGGGTCTCGTCGACGAGCCGCGTCCAGATCCCGTCGTGCAGCGGGATCTCGATGACGTGGAGCTCGATACCGTGCCCGACGACGAGGAGAGCGATGACCGCCCAGGACTCACCGGCGAGGCGCGCCTCGACGATGGCCTGGACGGCGATCCACAGCGGCGGCTGGAGGACGCGAGACTCGTCCAGCCACTTGCTGCGGAAGACGAGGTCCGAGGTGGTCTTCACCTGGACGACACCGCGGCCGGGCCGGGCCGGATCAACGGCGTAGGCATCCGGCGTGCAGCCGATGCGGAGGCCCGGCGCCCGGAGGTAGACGTCGTTGGCCGGAATCACCCGCCAGTCCGGGCGCTCCTCGGCGAGCAGCTGCAGCGCGATCGGCTCGAGGAGCCGGCCGCGGCGCATCGCCGGCGTCTCCTCCGGGTCCTCGGTCACGAGGCCGGACTTGAGCGCCCAGAGGGCGAGGGGGGTGGTGTACTCGTGGACGCCGAGCAGGGCGCCGGCGACCGAGGCGGTGACGTCCTGAGCCCGCAGGCCGAGCCAGGCGTCGCGCGTCGTGATGGGATGGCGCTCGACCTTCACAGGGCGCCCCCAAGCAGCCAGCGGGTGACGCCCGCCATAGCAAGGGCAAGGAAAATGCCCCCGTAGAAGGCGTTGCGTTCCTCCCGACGAGCAGATTTCGTGGTGGCCTTCACCCCGTCGGCAAGGGCCTGGAGAGCCATCGCGAACAAGAGCGCCGCCGTGCCGTAGCCGATGAGCGCGATCAGAATTACGCCCAGCATCAGCGCCACCGCCGATGGCGTGCCACGGCCGCCACGAGGTGCCGGCTGGGCTGGGTGGGCTGGGCGGCGCGGATGGTCGCGAGGCCGTGGGGCACCGCGAGCATCAGGGCGAGCACGAGGGGCCCGCCGAACACGAGAAGGCACGCCAGCTGCTGCTGGACAGCGATGGACACAGGTGCGTCTCCAGGATGTAGGGGGAGGGGGCCGCCGGCGCCGCGCGCCGGCGCGGGATCAGGCTTCGTCGGCCGGGCCCTGGGCCGCGTAGAATTCGGCCATCAGGAACAGGGCGTTGTCGGAAAAAGCAGCGAGGCCGAGGTGCCCGATCGCCAGCGCGACGGCCCGCTGATCAGCATCGCGGGACAGGCCGCGGTGCATCAGGACCTCGGACGTCGCGACGGCGCGGCGGGCCTTGAGCAGGCCGTCAAGGTCGACCGGCGGCGCGATGAAGGGGAGGGGAGCGGAGGTCTGCGCCATGACCGCCCTCAGCCCTGAACCTGGGAGCGGTAGGTGGCGGCGTCGTGCGTCGTGAGATCGGGAAGCCCCTGTTCCGACGCCCGGATCATACCCATCAGCGCCGACGCGACGTCGTCCTCGTCGTTCGGGTTCAGGCGGTCGGGCTCGACGCCGAGGAGCTCGAACCGAAGCTCGTCGATCGCGGCGCGGGCGGCGAAGACCGCGCGGACCGCGTCGGTGACGGTGACAAGGTCGTCCTGACCCCGAACGAGGCGGATGGCGCCGCCCGCCACCCGCACGGTGAGCGCGTCGAGAGAGACCTCGGCGACGCTCAAGGCGGCGCGGGCGTCGGCCAGGCGGGTCGCCCGGCGCAGCTCGATCAGAGCGGGGCCGCTGACCAGCGGCGAATTGCGGTTGAAGGCGCCGACGAACGACACTGGCTTGCTCCATCGCGGTGTGGCGATGGGAAATTGCTACTCGACGTAGTAAGATTGGTCAATCGCGTTTTGCTTCCAAACGTAGCAAAAAGCAGCGCCAAGTAGCGACCCGCGGGCGGTCGTGGATCAAGGCGCGAATTTTTTTGCGCGGCCGTTGACCGTCGTTACAACTCCGGCGTTCATAGAACGGAAAAGGAACAGAGGGGCGCTGGGTGTCACAGCAGATGGTCGCCGCCACCGGGCTCGTCGAGCAGCGCTACAAGCTGCGGCTCCGGTGCATAGGGTGCCCGGGGGAAGCGCACGCGAGGGTGACTTTCGGCCTTGCCCGGCCGGACCGCCAGGCGGTCGATACCCGGGTGCGTGCGATGGCGGCACATCTTGCCTTCTCGTGCCCAAGATGTACCGGCACGGCCGGGCGGCTGGTAGCGTATTTTCCAGATAGAACTTGAGACGCCGTTCGGCGTCTCAGAGGTCGAGTTCGTTGATGATGCGCCGAGCGACCGCGAGAATGCGAACCGTTCTGCCGTCGTCGGCCTCTATATTGTGCTTGATGATGATCGGCTTATGGGCCGCGTTGGTCGAGCGCGGATGTAGCTCATACCGATCTTCATAGATCTCAAGCTGCTTGATCGAAAGCTCGCGCAGAAGCCCCCCGTTCAGCGTCTGCTCGACGACAACGATCATGCCATCGCGCAGCGGTAGCCGGCCCTGGAAGGCCTCATAGTCGATACCGACGACTATATCACCTGACAAAATAGGGCGCTTCTTCAGCGCATTCATACTATCCCCGGAAACCTCATAATAATATTGTTTCAAGTTTGGGAATTCCCGATCCGGCAAGCCTAGCATCGGCGGCGGCGGATCGTCGTTATATTCGTCGACAGAGCGAAAAGCGCCGGCTTCCACGATCCCACCTGGAGTAATCTCAACGCCCCGGTGTACAATTTCCGTTAGACCCGGTCTACGTGTCCCGGGGTGGCCGCTAACGACTTGTTCAGCGCCATCGCCGCCGCCGAGTCCGCCGGCTTGATCGGTCCCAAGCAGCAGCCATTCGGGCGTCACGCCGAAACGGCGCGCGTACTGCCTTGCGTGCTCGGGCTTGTAAGCCCTGGCGCCCGGGTCGCCCGCGCGCTCGTGGGAGTTGTAGGTCGCGATGGGTACGCCGATGGCCTCGGCCGCGGCCGACGCGGACCGGAACCCTGCTCTCTTTCTCGCCTCGCGAAGGCGCTTGCCCGGAGTGTCCATGTAACAAGGCGTAGCAAAACGCCTGCTTCGTTGGGTGGTGATCATTGCTACAGACGGGTTGATCATTTTTGCTACCCGACGTAGTAGAAAGGCATGAGCACCGTCTCCGACCTCATCGCCAAGTGGCCGAGCATCTCGGACTGGGCCCGCGACCTCGGGCTCAGGCCGTCGCACGGCACCGTCATCAAGCACCGGGGAAGCATCCCCGTGGCGTACTGGCCGAAGATGATCGCGGCCGCGGAGCAGCGCGGCATCAATGGCGTCACATACGAGGCGCTGGCGTTGATCCACGCCGCGGCGGCCCGCGCAGAAGCCGGGGCCGCGTGATGAGCGGCGGGACCGGATTTGCTCCGAAGAGCCGCCGTATTGCAGCATCGTGTCTGCATCGGCTCTACATCTTCGCGCCCGGTCATTGCCCGCCTCTGCTCTCACGCCAAGCATCTATACATCGCTACGTCGGCCTACAACGGCGCGGTCCAGTTAAGAAGTCCTGATTTTTCGCGAGGGCGACTGCGCACAGTTGCCCTTTTCGCGTTTCACGGCCGCCGGAGCGGCCCCATCCCCCGAAATCGAGGAGCCGCAGATGGCGAAGCCAATGAAAGACGAGGGCGGCAAGGGCGTCAGCGCAGAGACGCTGGAAACGCTGGTCCGCGAGTGCGCGTCGATCAAGTCTAAGATGGATACGGCTCGCGGCGAACTCGGATCGACGATCAAGGACGCCGAGGAGACCCACGGCATCAATCGGCCGGCCTTCAAGCTGGCGATGAAGCTCAAGGGCCAGGAGACCGACAAGCGCCGCGACTTCATGCGGTCGTTTAAGGACTACTGCGAGAAGCTGGGGCTCAATAGCCAGCTCGATATGTTCGAGCAGGACGACGACGCCCCCGAGGCCGAGGCCGCGGCCGCCGATCAGGGCGAAGCCGCCGGCAAGGCGAACGCGAAGCGCGTCCGCAGCGGCATCAAGCCCCTCGAGGGCGTGCACTGACATGACCCAGCTGCCCCGCATCCTCGGCCTGGACCTGTCCGTGAAGGGCACGGGCTGGGCCCTTGCCGCCCCCGACGAGGATCTGCGCTTCGGCACCCACCCTCTGCCGTCGACCGGCGCGGATGTGGGGCGGCTCCTGGTGGCCTTCGACGAGTGGCTGCGGCTGCGCCTCGGGGGCGAGAACGTCGGCGTCGTGATCTTCGAAGCGCCGATCCTGACCGGCGGCAAAACACACGTCATGACCGCCCGCAAGCTGATGAACCTCGCCGGTCACGTCGAATTCGTCTGCTCGCAACTCGGCATCACCTGCCGCGAGCAGCACATCAGCACGAACAAGAAGGAATTCACCGGCAACGGCGCGGCCGACAAGGACGCGATGATCGCGATGGCCAGGGCCTATGGCTGGGCGGTGACCGACGACAACCAAGCCGACGCCTGCGGCCTCTGGGTCGGCGGCGTCCTCAAATTCGCGCCCAAGCACGCCGGCCGGCTGCGCCTCGGACCGCTCGGCGGCCGGAGGGTCGCATGAAGCCCGCCGGTGGCCTTGCCGTCATGGCGAGCCGGCGCGAGCCGCCGGACAGCCTCGAATTCTTCCCCACGCCACCATGGGCCACCCGGGCACTGTGCGAGCACGTCCTGCCCCACCTCGGGCTCGCGAAGGCGATGGAGCACTGCGCCTGCTGGGATCCGGCCTGCGGCGAAGGCCACATGGCCGAGGTGCTGTTCGAGTATTTCAACGGCGGCTGGGGCTCTGACATTTTCGACTACGGGCGCGGCTACCGGGTCGAGGACTTCCTGAACGAGGAGACCGTCATCGGCTCGCCAGAGGACGGCATGGCGCCCGAGTTCATCATCACCAACCCGCCGTTCCGGCCGGCCGCGGCCTTCGCGCTCCGGGCGATGACCCTGGCACCGGTCGTGGCGCTCCTGCTGCGCACCGCCTGGATAGAGGGTGTCGAGCGGTACGAGACCCTGTTCCGCGACCGGCCGCCGACCCTCTACGCGCCGTTCGTCGAGCGGGTCCCGATGACGAAGGGCCGTTGGGACCCGAAGGCGAGCACGGCGACGAGCTACGCCTGGTTCGTCTGGGTGCGCGGGCGCGATCCGCTGCCGGTGTTCTGGATCCCACCGGGCTGCCGGCAGGCGCTGACCAAGGCCGGCGATGTCGAGCGGTTCGGCGTGCGGACGCCGGCGCCCCTGTTCGAGGTGGCCTGACATGGGCCTCTTCGACCACCTCCCCACCTTCGCCGGCCTCGAGGTCGGCGTCTTCACCCGCGGGGCCGACGCCTACCGACTCACCTCCGCGATCCTGACCGTCAAGGAGGCCGCGGCCGCCGCCACAGCCCTTGGCGATCCCGCCAGCGCGGTGCGCCGGGCCGAATGCCTCCGGATCCTCGACGCCCTGCCGGTCACCCGCCAGCGCGCGATCCTCGCCGCATACCACGGCAAGGCCCCCGACAACCCCAAGGACGGCCATCATGGCTGAACCGCTCGCCATGCCTCTCGACGACGTCCACGCCGCCTGGGCGAACTACTGTGCCGCCCGGTCGATCGCCGAGGAATCCGGCGCCATGGCCGACGGGATGATCGCCGCCGGCGCCTGGGCCGCCTGGTTCCATCTCGCCACCGGCACCGAGGCGCACGAATGCGTCGCGCTCGACGCCGCGTGGGAGGCGTTCGAGGCCTACGCCAACGCACGGGCCTACGCGCTGGCGAATCGCCGCCCTGACGATGGCCGCGCCTGCGGCCGCGCCTGGGCCGCCTTCCTCCACCTGTTCACGCCGGCCGCCTTCCAGGGCGGCCCCGTCACGCGCCGAGGTGCATGATGCCCGCCGACCGCAATTCCAACGTGGTACCCCTGCGCGGGCGGCGGCAGGATCAAGACGCCGACGCCCCCGAGTGGCCGCACTCGATCGAGACCGAGCAGGGCCTGCTCGGCGCCATCCTGTGCAACAACGACCTGTTCGGCCTGGTCTCGACCTTCCTCCAGGCCGAGCATTTCTTCGAGGAGGTGCACGCCCACCTCTTCCACGTTGCCGGCAACATGATCGCGGCCGGGCACCTTGCGTCCCCGATCACCATGCGCCCCTATGTCGGCGACGCGGACCTCGGCGGCCTCACGGTCGGGCAGTACCTCGCGCGGATGGCGGCATCGGCGGCAACCAACTCCTCCGCCCTTGGATATGCCCGGGTGGTGCGCGACCTCGCCTCGCGCCGTGAGGTGATCCGGGTCGGGCTTCGGATGGCGGAGCGGGCTCGCTCCGAGGGCGTCGATACGCCTGCTACCGCGATCATCGAGGAGGCCGAGGCCGCGCTGCTCGAGGCCCGGGGGGCCGATCCGCAGACGCATCTCAGCGGGATGACGGCGGCCGACTCTGCGGCCTGGATGATCGATCGCGTCGAGCGGATGCGCGCCGGCGACATGCCGGTGGAGTGGATCTCGACGGGCATCCCGGAGCTCGATCGCGCCACCGGCGGCGGCTACGGGCGCGGCCAACTCTGGCTCCTCGCCGGCCGCCCGGGCATGGGCAAGACGGTGACATTCACGACGCTGTCGCGTCTCGCCGCCCGAACCGACCCGACCCTGGCGATGCAGTTCGAGACGCAGCGTGACCAGCAGATGGCGCGGTACCTGGCTGATCTCGCCTACATCCACGACAAGCCGCTCCCCTTCGGCGACATCATGAAGGCGAAGGACCTCGACGAGGAGGACGTGTGGCGGGTGCGCCAGGCCTCCGAGCGGTTCGCGAAGCTGCACCTGCGCCTCGAGGTTAAGGCGGGTGCGAAGCTGGCCGAGATTGCGTTCATGATCCGCGCCGAGAACAAGCGTCTCGCGAAGCTCGGACAGCGCCTCGGTGCCGTATTCATCGATTATATCAAGTATATTAAGGCGACCGAGCGCTATAAGGGCCAGAAAAATAACGAGTACGGCGAAATCACCGTCGGCCTCAAGACCCTAGCAAAGACTGAAGACATCGCGATCGTCCTGCTCGTCCAGTTGAACCGCGGCACCGAGGCTCGTGACCGCGAGGACAAGCGCCCAACGCTCGGCGACCTCGGCGTCTCGGGCGACCTGGAGCAAGATGCTGACGTCGTCGCGTTCCTGTATCGCGAGGCCTACTATCTCCAGGAGCGGCAGCGGGGCCGGCCGAACGACGCCGAACTGGCCGGCCGCTTCTTCGACAAGCGCCACGATCTCGAATTCATCCTCGGCAAGAACCGAGCGGGGCCGCTCCGGACGATCGACCTGTTTGCGGACGTCGGGCACTCGCACATTGCCCCGGCCTTCCGGGAGGGCCGCTGACCATGGCCCGCATCCGCACCGTGAAGCCGGAGTTCTGGACGTCCGAACAGATCATGGAATGCTCACCGATCACGCGGTTGGCGTTCATCGGCCTCTGGAACTTCGCCGACGACAAAGGCCGCATGACCGCGTCGCCGAAGCGCATCAAGGCGCAGCTGTTCCCGTCCGACGATTTTACGGCCGCCGACATTCACGGAATGATCCGTGAATTAGCACGGAACGGCCTCATTCGCCTCTATGTCGTTGATGATATTGAATATCTCGTCATCACCGGCTGGCACCATCAGGTCATCAACCGGCCCCAACCGTCCAAAATTCCCGGCCCGCCCGATGAGCATTCCGTGAACGATCACGGATCACTCAGTGGCGGAAGGGAAGGGAAGGGAAAGGAAAGGAAAGGAAAGGATACCAATACCGCGGCCGCTCAACCCTCACCCCGCGCGGGCCGTGGGGGTGTCGAGGGGGGTGTCGAGGTCGAGCCCGACCTTCCCCCCGGCCCGGGGGAGGGTGCCCATGGCGGCGATCCCACCGACGACCGGAATCCGCGCCCCGGACCGACCGGCCGACCCGTCGAGCGATCCCCGGCCAACGACCAGCCGCGGCGGCAGGACGAGCGGGGCGGCGGCGATGCGTGGAACAGCCGGGAGGGGTACGACACCGTCGAGCGGACCTGCATAGGCCTCCTCGGCGACAAGGCGCCGGCGGATGCCGTGATCGGCCCGATGGTCGCCCTGATGCGGGACGGCTACGACTGGGACGCCGAGGTGTCGCCGATGCTGCTCGACCTCGTCCGGTCGCAGCGGCGGCCGATTCGGACCTGGAAGCTGCTCGCGACGATGGTCCGGGAGCGGGTCGACGCCCAGCGCCGGGACCGCGTCTCGCAGGGCACGACCGCCACGCCGCTGCCCGCCGAGACCGGCCCGCTGCACGAGATGACCCCCGGGGCGTCGTTCACCGAGGCCGTGCTGCGGGTCTACCTCGCCAACCACCGCAAGGACCGGTCGTTCTGGCCGCCATTCCTCGGCCCCAAGCCGGGCGAGGCCGGCTGTCGCATCCCATCCCACCTGCTCGAAAGGGAAGCCGCATGATCGTCCTGCATTGGGCCAGCATCATGCCCGTCGGAACCGGGCGCTGGCTGAACTTTCCGATCGGCGTCCAAGAGAACGACCTCGCCGATTTCACGGATCGTCTTTGCCGGGAAGGCGGCGTTCTGGTCGAAAGACTGTGGATGCGCGACGGAGGCGATGGATATTACTACATCGACCGCAGCGAGCGCGTGTTCATCTCGATCGCGGCCACCGCCACGATCCGGGACTTCGATGGCCCGGTACGCCTCGAGTTCGACGCGGAGGACGCGGCATGACCGAGACCGAGAAGCGACGCCGTCGCCGCGACAAGGCCCGCCGGGAGCGGTCGAAGGCCACCGCCGAGGCCGCCCGGAAGTCCCTCCAGGCCCAGGGAGAGGCCGCCCGGCAATCCCCTGATGCCGATTCCAGCCACGAGGACGGCCATAGAACGGCGTTCATGGGTTCGGACGCTACCGGCGTTGCCAAACCCGAAGAACGGGCCTCCAAGGCCCCTTCAAAGCCGAAATCCGGATTCGCCGTGGATCGGGGCCGGCGCTGGCATGTCGTGACCGCCCGGCCGCGTTGGGCCACCCAGGCGGTCAAGGACCTCGCCAAGCAGGGCATCCCTGCGATGCTGACCCACGAGACCGTGGAGCTCGTAGGCCGCGGCGGACGCTTCGTCCAGCAGCGCCAGGTCATGCGCCGGACGATGTTCGTCGGCCTCGCCCCGTCCGAGACCCTGGCCGACGTCGAGGCCGCGAGCTTCGGGGTGCGCTGGATCGAGAGGGACCACGACCACCGGCCGCTGACCGTCCCGCCGGGCGAGCTGCAGGACTTCGCCGACAGCCTCGCCCACACCGCCGACGAAGTGGCCTCGGCCGCGCCCTTCGCCCCGGGCGATCAGGTCGTGGTCGCCGTCGGCCCCTTCGCCTCGTTCACCGGCGTGGTCGAGGAGGTCGATGACGTCGCCAAGTTCCTTTCCGTTGCGGTATCGATCTTCGGCCGCTCCACGCCCGTCCGCCTCGAATATTCACAGGTTCGCAAAGCGTGACTCTGGGTCGCTTGACTCACGGGAATCACCTCGCTTATCCAGCGCTCAGGAGAAACCTGCTGTGTAGGCGCTAATGCCCCTCGGGGCGTATGCTGGCCCCTCAGGTCCCGGCCCACGTCGCCACCTTGGCAGACGAGGCAGGAATGGCGGCTCGTGGCCGCCGAACAGCCAGATCACCAATCCCGGCGAGGGCACCCGCCGGGTAACCGAGGCGGGGTGTTCTCACCTCCCGGCCGTCTCGGACCTGCGGGCGGCTCGTCGCGAGCGGGCCGCCCGCTCATTCCGCGGTAGCTCAGTCGGTAGAGCGGCTGCCTTGTAAGCAGCGGGTCGCCGGTTCGATCCCGGCTCGCGGATCCACGAATACCAGCGGGAGCGCCGCGAGTGCCTGATGCCTGCCGCGGCGGGCTGCAAGGCCGAAGCCATGCTCGACCACGGATGCCCTCGGGCGGGTCGGGTGAACAGCGGCACCACTTCACCGGAGCGGTTCGATGCGGCACGCGCGCCAGATGTCAGCCGAGGACGTGCGCCGCGCCGCCGATCGAGCGGAAGCAGGCGCCCGCCAGCTCGAGGTCCCCGCCGAGGTGGTCCGCCGGGCGGCAGATCGGGCGGAAAGTCGGCGCTGGCACATGCCCGATCGACGACAGGTCGTCGCCTACGGGATCGACATGGCGAAGCCCGGGAGCGAGCGGACGGTGATCTGGCGCCGCACGGACACGGTGCTCGACGACGACTGCCCGTTCTGAGGCCGAGCGCGCGTCGCTACGAAACCCGACGTCCGGCTCGGAAACTCAACGGCGAGGCCACCATGATCACCACCCCCTGGCTGCCCTTCGTCGCCGTCGGCCTCGCCTACTTCGGGGTGGCCGGCGTCATCGTCTTCGCCCTCGGGCGGCAGCTGCAGCGCAACGCCGAGGGGTTCGATCGACGCCAAGCCGAGGCCGAGGCGCGGCGTGCCCGGCTCCAGCGCAACATCGCCGGGCCGCGGCCGCACCGGATCACCGCCGGCTATGGCTACGACGCACCGACCGCGCCGGCCTCGCCGCTCTACGGCGGCCACGCGGCGCCGGCCAGATGCGGCTACGGCGTCGGTGGTGATGCCGGCGCTGGAGGCGATGGCGGGGCGTGCGGCGGTAGCGATTAACCGAGAGTCAGCATGGCACCGCGCAAGAAAGTGGCGGCTATCAAAGATGTCGCCGCGCCCCAGGTCGAGTTACGCGACCTCGATGACCTTCGGGCCTACGTCCGCAATGCCCGCACCCACTCGCGGGAGCAGATCGAGCAGCTGAAGGCGAGCATCCGCGAGTTCGGCTGGACCAACGCGGTGCTCGCCGACGCCGAGGGCATCGTGGCCGGGCACGCCCGCTGCATCGCCGCCCGCGAACTGCACGAGGCCGGCGAGGCGCTCCGTTTCCCGAATGGGGCGCCGATCCCCGCTGGCCAGGTGCCGGTGGTCGACTGTACCGGGTGGACCGAAGCGCAGCGGCGCGCCTACATCCTCGCGGACAACCAGCTGGCGCTCAACGCCGGCTGGGACGCCGCGATGCTCAACATCGAGTTTGGCGAGCTCGAGGCGCTGAAGTTCGACCTCGGGCTGACCGGCTTCACGCCGGCCCAGATCGAGGACTTCGCCGGCGCCGACGACCCGGGGGCGGGCACGGGCGGGATCGAGGATCCGCCGGATTCGGCCTACCGCGAGCAGTTCGGCGTGATCGTGATGTGCGGCTCCGAGCAGGAGCAGCAGCGCGTCTACGAGGAACTCACCGCGGCCGGCAGGACCTGCAAGGTGGTGACCACGTGAAGGTGCAAGTTCGCAACCGCTGCTCCGACTTCAGCAGCTACCGCGCCGCCCGGGTCAAGTCGCTCTTCAACGCCGAGAACGGCTGCGACTTCGACCTCGACGCGGACCTCGACATCGACGACGACGGCTGGTCCATCGGCGTCGTCGTCGGCCCCTCGGGCTCGGGCAAGACCTCGATCGGCCGGATGGTGTTTGGCGGCCCCGGGGCGTTCTGGGAGCCGGCATGGCCGGCCGACCGCCCCATCGTCGACTGCATCGCCCCCGACGGCGACTTCGACGCGGTGACCGGCGCCCTCGGCTCGGTCGGGCTCGGCACCGTGCCGACCTGGCTGCGGCCCTACCCGGTGCTCTCGAACGGCGAGAAGTTCCGGGCGGATCTTGCCCGCTTGGTGGTCGAGGCGCCCGCGCAGGCCGTGGTCGACGAATTCACGTCGGTGGTGGACCGGCAGATCGCGAAGTTCGGGGCGCTCGCCTTCTCGAAGGCATGGCGCCGGCAGAAGGGGTGCAAGGTCGTCCTCCTCACCCCGCATTACGACGTCATCGAGTGGCTGGAGCCCGACTGGGTCTTCGACACGGCGAAGAAGACCTTCGCAAGGGGGCGGCGAAGGCGACCTTCATTCGATCTCGAAATCTGGAAGGTCGACGGAAGTTACTGGCCGCTCTTTGAGCCGCATCACTATCTGAAGCTTCCCCGGATGGTGGCCGCTTCGTACTACCTGGGCACGGTAGATGGCGAGTTGGCCTGCCACATCGCGGTCTCGTCCATCAACAAGGGCAAGGCCGTCGAGGCGCGGGCCTGCCGGCTGGTGACCATGCCCGAGTGGCAGGGCGCTGGCGTCGGCTTCCGCTTCCTGAACGAGATCTGCGCGATGCAGGAGCGGGGCGATGCCGACGGCCGCCTGCCCGGGCGGATCACCACCACGGTGTTCCACACCTCGCACCCGCAGCTGTGCGCGGCTCTGCGGCGAGATCAGCGATGGCGGCAGATCTCGGCCGTGCTGCACGGCACGAACAAGGCGAAATCGATCGCCACCATCAAGCGGGCGGGCACGAAGGCTGCCCAGGGCGGCGAGTTCAACACGGGCACCCACGGCTACGGCGGCCACTTCCGAGCGGTGCAGGGCTTCCGGTTCTACGGCGCCAAGGGCTTGTCCACGAACCGTCAACCCGAATCACGTACAGATCCGGTTAGAGCGGGCGACAAACCCGGCTGATGCGGATTTGGGGAGTTTTAGAATGCCGGGCCGTACGGAACGTCACGACCCAATTTCTGATGAACTGAAAAGCAAACTTGTCCATAAAGAAGCTGGATATTCCTCCCAAGTAAATGTTGAGAACGAAAAATTTAGTGTCGAGCAATATCGCGATAATGATGGGATATACTTAACTATAATAGATCAATCTGGCCACCTGTTGGCATATGTTCGGATGATGTCGCCTACAATTGGAGATGACGAAGGCCCCGACTTACCACGATTCTGGAATGTCGTAGACACTCGCACTGACAGGTCCGTTTGGAAAAACGGCGTGGTCAGCCAAATTATTACAGCGTGGATCAAGTCAACACGTTATATATTGTTGTCGGATTTGAACCAGACAGACGCAGGCGCTGGCGTTTGGAAACAATTGATCAAGCGCGGCGAATTCGATTTTTTTCTTTATAAATACGGAGCCGTCGCTCGCGAGCCAATCAAATATAATTTTGGTACAATAAATCCGGACCCTTGGAGCGATCCATACGAGAACCACCGAATTATGGTCTGCTTACGGGATTGAGCTTCGTGATTGCAGCTTAAGCCCAGCTGACCATCAGCCCGGCGAAGTCGACCACCGCGGTGCCGCGCTTGGCGTGGGTGGCGAACCAGAACCGGGCCATGTCGCCGGTGTCCTCAAACCCGTCGGCCCGGGCGAACGCTTCCATGGCGGCCGGCGCGATCGGGGCGCCATCGACCTCGAACAACTCCGCCAGTCCGGCGGTGCCGAACACCAGGCGCACCGGGACGACGGACGAGCACGACCGGCGCGCCAGCAGGCGGCAAGCCGAGGTCTGCATCCCGACGTAGAGCTGAAGCTCCTCGCCCGGGCGCGCATGACGCCGCCGCCCGATCGCCCGGATGGTGCGGGTCTTTCGGCCCTCCAGGATGGGCACCTCGAAGCGCGGCGTGAACGAGTAGGCGACCATGGCCCGAAGCTACGACCCGAGGGGTTCCGCGTGAAGGTGTTTATCAGCGGCCAGCGCATGTTCGGCGCGGACGTCTACAGGCTGGTGCGCCGGCTCGGCCACGAGGTGGTGGGCGTCTCGGCCCCGGCCCTCGACAGCCGCGGGCAGCGCGCCGACCGGCTGCGCGCCTGCGCCGAGAACGACCGGGTGCCGTGGCTCGAGGCGGGCCGGCTGCGCGCCGAGGTCCTGCCCGACGGCACCGACCTGATCGTGGGCGCGCACAGCCACGACTTCATCGGCCGCAAGACCCGGCACCGGGCGCGCCTCGGCGCCATCGGCTATCACCCGTCGCTCCTGCCACGCCACCGCGGCCGCGATGCCATCCGCTGGACTATCGCCATGCGCGACCCGATCGCCGGTGGCTCGGTCTACTGGATGAGCGAGCGGGTGGACGGCGGTGACCTCGCGGCCCAGGATTTCGTCCATCTCCACCCGGGCGAGACAGTGGATTCGCTCTGGCGGGAGAAGCTGGCCCCGCTCGGTCTGCGCCTGCTCGAGGCGGTGCTGTGCGACCTCGCACAGGGGATCGTGCGCCGGCAGCCGCAGGACGAGGCCGCCGCCACCTGGGAGCCGTCGTTCGGGCGCGAGCCGGTGTTCCGGCCCGACCTCGAACTGCTCGGGCGGGGCGATCCCGGGTTGACCGTGGATCGCCGCGCCGCCCGGGCCGCCCCTCAGGCCGCCTGAGCCTCGGCCGCCGCGCCGATCGGGAACAGGTAGACCTCGCCCTTCTTGCCGACCGTGTAGGTGCAGGTTGGATCTTCGCTGCGGGCCTCGGCCGCGGCGGCGCGCACCGCGTCGTCGGCGTCGTCGTAGTGGCCGAAGGCGATCCACCGGCCGTCGGCCTGGACGTAGGCCCGCACCCCGCCCTCGCCGGCGGGGACACCGAACCAACGGGTGTCCGCGCCCTCCCGGCACCGGTGCAGCACCAGGCCGGCCCGCTCGCAGGAGGTGAAGAAGCCTCCGAGCTTCGTCCAGCCGGTGAGACGCCGGATGTCGGAGTTGGTCAGCCCGTCCAGGTCGCGCACGGCGGCGATCAGGGCGGCGGACTTGCCCCGCGGCTCCTTCGGCGCCGGGCCGGCGGCCTCCTCGGCTTTGGTGCGGGGCTTCGCGCGGTCGCCCATCACGCGGTGACCGGGCTTGTGGCCCTTGGTGCGAAGCGTGTCGATGTACTCGCGCATGCCGGTGACGACCCGCTCCTCCGCGTCGAGCGCGTTCCGACGGGCATCCGCTAACGCCTCGATGTGGGCGTGGAATCCCTCGCCGCGGATCACGCGCAACACGCAGTGGTCGTCGAACTGGCCGGGGCCGGCCTTGATGCCGATCGGGGCGGCGATGTCCATCCCGGTCAGGTAGACGAGGCCGAACGCATCGCCGTCCAGGACGCGGTAGAGCCCGGCGCCGGCGAGCACCGAAAGGCACGCCGCGAAGGTGTGCGCCGACATCCCGGCCAACCGCGCATTGTCGAGGTAGGCGGCCCCCCACCGGCGGCCCTGCGTGTCGATCTCTTCGCCGCCCTCGGTGCTGGCGAGGAGCGCGCGGTAGACCGCAGCGGTTCCGGCCGGGAGAGCGGCGATCGCCTCAGCCGCGGCCCGCGCCCGGCTCGCAGCCGCGAACGCAAGCAGTTCCTGGTCGCGATGCTCATGGATGTGGGCATCGAGCAGGGCGGGGCCCTCGACGGCGGCGATCGGCGCGACCGGGACGGCCTCGATCACGTACCAGGCGCCGTCGGTGTCCTGCGCAACGCGATCGGCATCAAGACCAAGACGGCGGGCGGCACGAACGGCGTTCTTCTTCATCGTGTAGGTGGTTATCATCTTCGCTCTCCGGCGGCTAAACTCCGCTCCACATCAGGAGCGTCTTCGGTTTGCTCGCATATTCGAGCAAGAGCAACGCCGGGCGCGGAGAAAGATTTACTCTTTTACTCCGGGATAATCGTGGGCAAGCGTACCGCTCCGACACCACCGCCGCCGGCCGAACCGAAGCGGGGAGGGCGCAAGCCCTACGCGCCGACGCCGAAGGATCGATCGACCGTCACGGCCATGACGTCCTACGGCATCCCGCAGGACGACATCGCCCGGGTGCTCAAGATCAGCCCCACCACCCTGCGGCTGCACTTCCGCTACGAGCTCGACGTCGGCGCCACGCAGGCGAACGTCATGGTGGCGCAGTCACTGTTCCAGAAGGCGACTGGCAGCCACCCGCAGGCGGTCACCGCCGCGATTTTCTGGCTCAAGACCCGGGCCCGCTGGAAGGAGCCGCCGCGCGAGGTCAGCGGCCCCAATGGTGGTCCGATCCCGACCGCCACCGTCGACCTGACCAAGGCCTCCCGCGAGCAGCTCGATGCGCTTGAATCCCTCTTCGGTCACCTTGCCGGCGAACCCGGCGGCGATGCTGAGGTTGATCCGGGCGGAGAAGGCGAAGCGGGAGCGTGAAGCCGAGGCCGAGCGGGTCGCCCGCGACGCCGAGAGGATCCGGGCCCGGTGCCAGACCCTCGCCGGCTTCGTCCGCGAGGCGTGGCACGTCTTGGAGCCGAACACGCCGCTCGTGTGGAACTGGCACCTCGACGCGATCTGCGCTCATCTCGAAGCGGTCTCTTACGGGCGGATCAACCGCCTGCTCATCAACGTTCCGCCGGGCTCGTCGAAGTCGCTCCTGACCTCGGTCCTGTGGCAGGCATGGGAGTGGGGACCGCTCGGGCGCCGCTCGCTCCGGTACCTGACCACCGCCTTCAACGACCAGCCGGTGACCCGCGATACCCGCAAGTGCCGCGACCTCATCCTGTCGGATTGGTACCAGCAGCTCTGGCCCGAGGTACGGCTGGTCCGTGCGGGCGAAACCAGCTTCGCGAACAGCAGCACCGGCACCCGCGAGGGTGTTCCCTTCGGCTCGCTGACTTCGCAGCGCGGCGACCGGCTCATCATAGACGACCCGCACAGCGTCGAGACCGCCGAGAGCGCCGCCGACCGGGCGCGCACCACCCGCAAGTTCCGCGAGGGCGCGATCAACCGCCTCAACGATCAGGAGCGCAGCGCGATTGTGGTGGTGATGCAGCGCCTGCACGAGGACGACGTCTCGGGCACCATCATTAAGCTCGGGATGGGCTTCACCCACCTGATGCTGCCGATGGAGTTCGAGGCGGATCGCGCCTGCCGCACGCCGCTCTTCGCCGACCCGCGGACCCAGGACGGCGAATTGCTCGACCCCGTCCGCTTCCCGCCCTCGGCGGTCGAAGGGCTCCGGCTGATGGGCAGCTACGCCTATGCCGGGCAGTACCAGCAGCGGCCGGCGCCCCGCGAAGGTGGCCTGTTTCAGCGCCACTGGTTCGGCATCGTCCGGGCGGCGCCCGCCGGCTGTGAATGGGTGCGGGCCTGGGACTTGGCCGCCAGCGAGGCGAAGGCCGGCAAGACCTCGGGCCAGCCGGCCTATACCGCCGGCCTGCTGCTGGGCCGGTCGCGCGACGGGCAGCAGTTCTACGTCGCGGACGTGCGTCGCGATCGCGTCTCGGCCGGCAAGCTCGAGGAGATGCTGATCAACACGGCGCGCCAGGACGCCCAGGCGATCGGCGACGTGCGGATCTCGCTCCCGCAGGACCCGGGCGGCGCCGGCAAGTTCCAGGCCTCCTACCTCGTTGGGAAGCTGATCGGCTTCAACGCGCGGGCGACCCCGGAGACCGGCGACAAGGAGACCCGGGCCCTTCCGGTCTCAGCCCAGGCCGAGGCCGGCAACATCACGCTCGTCAAGGGTGCGTGGAACGAGGCCTTCCTCGACGAGGTGTCGTCGTTCCCGAATGGCTCCTTCAAGGACCAGGTCGACGCCCTCTCGCGCGCCTTCCAGGAACTCGCCGGCCCGTCTTACGGCATGCTCGGGGTACTCGACTGATGTGGCTGGTGGATTCCTTTCGCAACCTCATGTCCGGCCTGGGGACGGCCAAGGACAAGACGGTCGCGGACCAGCACGTCTTCGTGCCGCGCTCGCTCGTCGAGTGCCGGGCTGCCTATCGGGGGAACTGGATCGCCCGCAAGGTCGTGGACATCGTGCCCTTCGACATGCTGCGCGAGTGGCGCGCCTGGCAGGCGACCCCCAAGGAGGTCGAGACGCTCGAGGCGGCCGAGAAGGCGCTGGGGGTGCAGGGCAAGCTCCTCGATGGGCTCAAGCGGGCCCGCCTCGAAGGCGGCGCGGCCATCCTGATCGGCGACGGCGGCGACGCGACCGCCGAACTGCTGCTGAACCGCCTCGCGCAGGGCGGCATCAAGTGGCTGCACGTCTTCGGGCGTGAGGAGATCGTCCCCGAGGAGCCGATCCTGGACCCGGATAGCCCGTGGTTCGGAGAGCCGAGGGCCTGGACGCTCAACAGCCGGCGCGATGGCGCCGTTCGCATCCATCCGTCGCGCGTCATCCGCCTCGTCGGCGCGCCGATCCTCGACACCGTGTCGGCGCAGGCCGAGCAGGGCTGGGGCGACAGCGTGCTGCAGGCGCTGTTCGCGGCGCTCGACCAGGCCACGAGCTCGCCGGCCTACCTCGCCGCGATGCTGCCGGAAGCCAAGCAGGACATCATCAGCGTGCCCGGCCTCTCGGGGTATCTCAAGACCGCCGCGAGCACCGCGGAACTGACGAAGCGGTTCCAGTACGCCGCCCAGATGAAGAGCATGTTCGGGATGCTCCTCCTAGAGGGCGACGGGAAGTCGCCGACGGGGGAGACGTTCCAGCAGAAGCAATTGAGCTTTGACGGCCTCGCGGACGTCGTGAAGCTCATGCTCATGATCGCCTCCGCAGCGGCGGACATCCCGGCAACGCGCCTCCTCAGCCAGTCGCCGACGGGGATGAACGCGACCGGGGATTCGGACACGCGAAACTACTACGACCGCTGCGCCGCCGGGCAGAAGGTCGAGCTGACGCCGGCCATCGCCCGGCTCGACGAGGTGCTGATCTGGAACGCGCTCGGCCACCGGCCGGCCGCGGCCTGGTACGACTGGCGCCCCCTGTACCAGCCGACCCAGCGCGAGAAGGCCGACACTTTCAAGACCCTCGCCGACGGGGTGAAGGTGCTGGCCGACGCCGGCCTCGCGCCGCTCGAGGTCCTGGGCCGGGGCGCGAAGGGCATGGTGATCGAGACCGGCCTCTTCCCGGGGATCGAAGCCGCCTACACCAAGCACGGCAATGCGCCGCTGACCGATGTGCCCGTCGATCAGGTCGACCAGTACGACCCTTACGGCAACCCCGCTGAGGGCTACACGGGCACCGACGGCGCCGGCAACGTCGTGCCCTTCCCGGGGCGGGCCGCCCTAGGCGACGCCACCCCGCGCACGCTCTACGTCTCGCGCAAGCTGAAGAACGGCGACGACGTGCTCGCCTGGGCGCGGGCCCAAGGGTTCGCCGACCTCATGCCGGCAGGCGAGCTACACGTCACGATCGCCTACAGCCGGACCCCGATCGACTGGATGAAGGTCGGGCAGACCTGGAACGGCGAGGAACTTAAGGTCTCGGCCGGCGGGCCGCGCCTAGTCGAGCGCTTCGGCGAGGCCGTCGTCCTGCTGTTCGCGAGCGACGAACTGCGCTGGCGGCATCAGGAGATCCGCGAGGCCGGCGCCTCGTGGGATCACCCCGAGTACCAGCCGCACGTCACGTTCACCTGGAACGCTGGCGACGTCGATCTGGCCGAGGTCGAGCCGTACAACGGACCGCTCCTGTTCGGGCCCGAGCTGTTCGAGCCGGTCGACGAGGATTGGCGGGCGGGGCTCGACGACGCCGCCAGGGTCGACCCGGACCAGGACGGCGACGACGACCTGTCCGACCCGCTCGACGAGGAGGACGAGGACGAGATCGCGGCCGTCACCGAGGACGAGCTCGTGGCCCTGTTCGGCGAGGAGTACCGGGCGGCGGCCGAGGAGGATCGGCGGATGCGGGATGCCTTCCCGGACCTAGTCGTCTTCCTCGACGCCCGGCGGCGGCCGCATCACGGCGGCGGTGCGTCGCGGCGCCCGTTCGACGAAAGCCAGGTCCGCCGGGTCGGCGGCCGCTTCGCCCCGAAGGGCGGCGCGGGCGAACGCCCCGCGGCCCGCCCGCCGCGGCAGACCGTCGGCGCCCGGCATCTCGAGGAGCACAACGTCGGCGGCGAGCACGGCATCGTCGTGAACAGCGCTCGGGTCAGGAAGTACCGCGGCCATGCCACGGTCGAGTCGTTCGTCGCCGCGCACCCGAAAGGGCGGGCGCACGCGATGCGGGTCCTCGCCGCGGATCACAAGGCGGGGCGGATCGGGTTCGCAGGGACGCCGACGCCCGCCGTGGCGTCGGAGGCCCCTCCCGCGCGGGAGCAGGGGGCCAAGCCGGCGGCCCGCCAGCCAGCGGCGCAGAAGCGGGCCGCGCCCGAGGACCCGATCGCGGCCCTGGAGCGAGCGCTTGCCGCGCCGCCGCCCGCTGCGACCGCGACGCCTAAGCCCGCGGTCGTGCATAAGGCGGTTCAGCCCGTCGCACATGCGCCCCGGCCGGCAGCGGGGCATCACGAGGCCGCGCCGACACCGCGGGAAGATCGGGTTCTCGCCGCCGTCCGGGAGGCGACGCGAGAGTCAGGTTCGATGAGCCCTCTCGTCGGCTTGCAGAACGTGCGCAACCGCCTGCCCGACCTGTCGCGGGCCGAGATCGACGAGGCCTTCTCGCAGCTCCAGTCGAAGGGCCTCGTCAACATGATGGGGCTCGGCGACCCGAAGCACCCCGCGGTCCGCCGCGGCGAGGGAACCGACTTCGGTGGCGGGCGGCGAGACGAGATCGCGCTGACCATGGCCGGCACCGAGCACCTGCGCAGCAAGGCGAAGAAGGGGTGACCATGTCCGACCAGCATCACGGCCTGCCCGTGGCCGGCTACCGGCCGCAGAACGATGCCAACGTGGCGCTCGTGAACGAGCACAAGGCGATGGAGGAGCGCATCCTGCGCCACCTTGACCAGCTGCGCGGCACTGGCGTGGACGAACGCTGGCTGTCGATCGGCCGGACCGCGATCGAGCAGGGCTTCATGGCCGTGAACCGGTCCGTGTTCCAGCCGGCGCGGGTGCCGCTGCCGGAGGATGGCGGGCCCGCCGTCTGAACGCATCTTTCGATCCGAAGAGGCCCCACCCTCCCACGACAGGACGGACGATGATCCGCAGCCCCCGCATCCTCGCGGGCGCCGCCGTGGCGCTCGTCCTCGTCGCCGGTGCCGCTGGCGCCAGGCAGTACCGGAACGCCGGCGGCCAGACCGAGTCGCTCGGCGTGGTCATCGAGACGAACGATCAGCCCGTCTCGAACACCAACCCGCTCGGCGTCATGACCATGCCGTTCATCCGCTCGACGCCGGACCCGATCATCTTCGACGGGGTCACGACCACTCCGAAGCAGTTCGTGGTCAGCAAGCCGCCGACCGCCACCACCTACCGATTCGTCAACCCCTGCGACGTGGACGTGCGGATTCGGCGGGTCGGCAGCATGGCCGAGACCGTCACGCTGACCACAGGCATCCGCTACCTTGCCCGGACCTCCGAGGTGGTCGGGACCAGCAACCCGAGCTTCGTCTCGATCATGGCGGTGTCGCCGCCCTCAGCGCCGTGCGCGCCCGAGCTGCTGTATGGGAACGGGTCATGAGGGCGGCGGCGCTCCTCGCCCTTGCCGCCGCGCTGGCGCCTGCGCCGCTCGCCGCCCGCGGTACGGGCAGCCCGGGCATGGGGCCGGCGGGGCCGGCCGGAGAGCAGGGGCCGGCGGGCCCGAAAGGCGAGCCCGGAGCGAAGGGGGAAAAGGGTGAGCAAGGATCGCGAGGCCCGGCCGGCGCGGCCGGCAACCAAGGCCATTCCGGCGCGGCCGGCTCCGCGGGTCCGCAAGGCGATGTCGGCCCTGCTGGTGCAGCTGGCCCGCCTGGACCCACCGGCGCCGCAGGCGCACAGGGCAGCGCTGGACCTGCAGGCGCTACTGGACCCGCAGGAGCCCAAGGCGCCAAGGGCGAAACCGGCGCGACGGGCGCCCAAGGCCAAGCCGGCGCCACAGGACAAGCCGGCCCGCAAGGGCTGACCGGTCCGGCAGGAGCCACCGGGGCTCAGGGTTCGAAGGGGGAAACCGGTCCCGCCGGATCACCCGGGCCAACAGGCGCACAGGGTCCGGCGGGTTCACAGGGTCCGAAAGGCGAGACCGGGGCGACTGGCTCTGTTGGCGCCGCGGGACCGCAAGGCCCGCAGGGTCTCACCGGGGCGACCGGGGCGCAAGGCCCGACCGGACCGAGGGCCTCCACCTTCGTCTGCAACGCCACGATCACCGAGACCATGCTGGCGGCGGTCTCTTCCGGCATCCGCGAGCGGGCCGGCGTGACCTGCATGGGCCTGCTCTCCACCGATATCCTCGAGGTGTACCCGACCACCCTCCCGAGCGGCTACGCGGTCCACCACGCGATCCCGACCGCGGCGAACACCTTCCGGGCGACCATCTCGCAGCCCGGCATCGCCCTCGGCGCCACCTACTCGATCCCGGTCGCGGTCTACGCCGTCAACCGCTGAGGCCAGCATGAACTTCTTCGACAGGATGAGCCTCGGCCAGGCGGCCGAGATCGCGAACGCGCGCGAGACGCGCAGCGGCGCGCTGATCGTCAACGCCCGAGCCGCCCGCGGCGGCAACATCCAGGATTACCTCGGCGCCGAGATCGGCCGCCCCGAGCTCGGCCTCGTGCGGGTCTACCGCGACACCGACGAGGTCTTCCGCGCCGATTCCCTGCGGACCTTCGGGCACAAGGCCGTCACCCTCGACCACCCGACTGCGCCGGTCACGCCCGGCACCTGGCGTGGGGTCGCCCGCGGCCACGTCGGCGAGGAGGTCGTGCGCGACGGCGAGTTCGTGCGGATCCCGATGCTGATCGCCGACCAAGAGGCCATCAGCGCGGTCCGTGCCGGCCGGCGCGAGCTCTCCGTCGGCTACACCTGCGACCTCGACTTCACCCCCGGCACCACCGCGGACGGGCGCGCCTACGACGCCCGCCAGGTCGGCATCGTCGTCGACCACGTCGCCATCGTGGCGCGCGGCCGCGCCGGCCCCGACTGCCGCATCGGCGACGAGCGCCCCGCCGACGGCAAGACCATGCGGGCGCTCGACCAGCTCACCCCGCCCCAGCCCCAGCAGAGGACCACCACCCCCATGACCGACCGCACCATCGTGGTCGACGGCCACTCCGTCGTCGTCAGCGACGCCGCCGCAATCGCCATTGGCGGTCTGCAGCGGCAGAACCAGACCCTCGTCGCCGACAACCTGCAGCTGACCGCCGACCTCAACACGGCCCGCTCCGGCCACAGCGCGGCGATCACCGCCAAGGACGCCGAGATCGCCACCGCCCAGCGGACCATCGAGGCCCGGGACGGCGAGATCGTCGCGCTCAAGAAGCAGCTCACCGACGCCGCCTCGCCGGCCGTCCTCGACGCCGCCCGGGCCGCCCGCGACACCGTGATGAAGGTCGCGCACCGCCTCCTCGGCGACTCCTACGACGCCGCCGGCAAGACCGACGCGCAGGTCCGCCGCGAGGTGGTCGCGAAGGCGATGCCGGAGGAGGCGAAGACCATGTCGGACGCCGCGATCGACGGCGCCTTCCTGGCCGTCGCCGCCGCCGCGCCCCGCGACCAGCTGCGCGACGCGATCTCGGGCGGCATCGTCCCGGCCGGCGGCACCTCCGTGCAGGACAAGGCCTACGGCGAGATGACGAACTCCTACACCGAGGCCTGGAAGCAGCGCCCGGCGGCCTGACCGAGGCCACTCCATCGCGCCCCGCCTCGGGGCGTCCTCACCCGCCACAGATCCAAGGGAGCCGGCCCTCATGCCGTCCGTTCAGACCTCCTACCCGGGCACCCAGGCCGCCGCCTACGCCGGCATGCAGGCCTCGATGTCGCCCGTCGACACCATCTCGCGCGTCATCGAAACCGCCGGCGGCATCGCCCCGGGCGCGCCCGCCTTCCAGGGCAGCACCGACCAGGCCTGCGCCACGACCGGCGCGGCGTTCCTCGGCGTCGTGCTCGTCGACCACTTCGCCCGCCCGACCGCCGCCGGCTCGGACAACATCCTGAAGGGCGACACCGTGACCATCATGCAGAAGGGCACCGTCTGGGTGACGGTCTCGGGCGCCGTGACCGCCGAGGCGCCGGCCTACCGGACCGCCGGCGGCGCCTACACGGCCACCGCCACGAACAACACCCCCGTCGGCGGTGTGTTCGAGACCTCGGCCTCCGACGGCGGCCTGGCGATCCTCAAGCTCAACCTGCCCTGATCCGGTCCGCCGGATCGCCCCCTCACCGACAGCAGACGAAGGAACCCCCTGACCATGCGTGGCCAGCAGCTTCTCCACGACGCGCCGCGAGCCCTGGCCTTCCTGGTCAGCCAGCAGGCGTTCATCGAGCCGACCGTCTACCGGACGCAGTACCCGGCGATCCGCTACCAGCGGCTGATCCCCGTCGACACGGCCGCGCCGGAGTGGATCCCGGCGGTGACCTACTTTTCCATGGACCAGGTCGGCGCCGCCAGGTGGGTGACCGGCAACGCCCAGGACGTGCCGCGGGCCGACGTCAAGCGCAACATCTTCGAGACGACCGTTTCGATGGCCGGCATCGGCTACGGCTACGACCTCGAGGAGCTCGGCAAGGCCCAGCTGCTCGGCATGTCCCTCGACGCCGACAAGGCGGCGGCCGCGCGGCAGGCCTCCGAGGAGTTCATCGACAAGACCGCGCTCTTCGGCGACACCGCGAAGGGCTACGACGGCCTGGTCAACAACCCGGCGGTGACCGCGGGCTCGGCCCCGCCCACCGGGGCGGCCGGCAGCACGCAGTTCAAGGACAAGACCGCGGAGCAGGTCACCGCGGACGTCAACGGCGCCATCACCGGCGTCTTCGTCGGCTCGAACACCGTCGAGCTCGCCGACACGCTGCTGCTGCCCTACCAGATCATGATCGACCTCAGCATCCGGCGCATCGATCCGATGAGCCAGATGACGGTGCTCGACTGGATCCGCCGCAACAACATCTTCACGATGGAGACCGGCCAGCCGCTCGACATCATCGGCGTGCGCGGCCTCGAGACGGCCGGCGCCGGCGGCACCGCCCGCCTGATGGCCTACCGGCGCGATCCGACCGTCCTCAAGCTGTGGCTGCCGATGCCGTTCCGGTTCTTCCCGGCCTGGCAGACCGGCCCGTGGCGCTTCGACGTCCCCGGCGCCTTCCGCTTCGGCGGCACCGACATCCGCCGCCCGGGGGCCTGCCGCTACCTCGACGGCCTGTAGGGGCGTCCGCGCCCCTTCCACCCTTCCCGCAGATCGGCGCGTCGCGCCGCCGGGCGCCGCAGGCGGCCCGAGGAGCATCCATCATGGTCGACATCACCAACCGGGCGGCCGGCCCGCGCGTCTTGTACATCAAGGGCGGCAACGGCGAGCCGGTCGCCCGGACCCTGGCCCGCGGCGAGACCGCCGACCTTGACCTGCACCGCGGGCCGGACAAGGACCCGGTCCTCAAGGGCTATCTGGACGCGGGCGAGATCATCCTGGGCCCGGCGCCGGCCGAGCCGGGCCAGCCGTCCCAGGAGCAGCTGATGGCCGCCTGGCAGGAGCGCCAGCGGATGGCCGAGGCCTTCGCGCTGCTCCACGAGCGCGTGCAGGACCTGGAGGCCGAGAACCGTCGCCTGCGCGAGGCCGCGGCCGGCTCGAACCAGGCGCCGGGCGGCCAGCAGGGCTCGGACCCGACCGGCGGCCAGGGCGACTCGCAGGGTGGCGGCGAGACCACCAAGCCGGCTGCCCCGAACTTCGACACCATGTCGGACGACGACCTGAAGGCCTTCCTCGTCGCCCGCGAGGTCACGCCCGGCGCGTGGCAGCGCAAGCGGCTGCTCACCGAGGCCGAGGCCGTCAAGGACGTGAAGCCCGGCGAGGCGGCCTGACGCCATGGCCTGGACCGAGCCCACGGTGGCGGACGTTCGCGCCCGATTCCCTGCGTTCGCGAGCGTCCCCGACGCCGCGATCCAGCCGGCGCTCGCCGAGGCTCTGGTCCAGGTCGATGCCACATGGCCCGACGCCGCCCGGACGTCGGGCGCGCTCCTCTACGCCGCCCACATCCTGACCCTCGACGGGCAGGGCGGCGGCGTCGAGGCCGAGATCGCCAAGGCCGGCGCCCTCGGCTTCACCTCGTTCCGGTCCGGCGCGCTGTCGCTGGACCGCGGCACGGCGGCGGGCGGCGGGGGCGGCTCGTCCGACCCGCTCGAGCAGACCTCCTACGGGCGCCGGTTCTCGGAGATGGTCCGGGCCCGGTTCCCCGGCGTGCTGGTGGTGTGACGCGATGGGCCTGCTCGACGGCGGCCTCGCCGGGATCTTCGGCGCGGCGTTCTCCGGGATCTACCTGCCCGGCACCCTGCATCGCGCCACGCTCACCCGCGGCGAGGACAAGCGCGTCACCGGGACCGGCTTCGACGACGTGCCGATGCGCTACCAGCCGAACGCGATCAGCGCCGAGGCCCGCGCCCGCGCTGGCATCCCGGCCGACGTCGTCCTGCTGCTGATCCTGACGGCCGGCCTCGGCCCGGGGGTGACGACCGAGGACGAGGTCACGATCGACACCGGCCGTTACCGCATCCTCTCGGCCTCGCTCGACCCGGCCCGCAGCCACTACGACGTGCGGGCCGTGCCTACCGATCCGCCCGAGACGCCCTGATGCCGGTCTTCCGAGGGCTCGGCACCCTGCTCGACGCCTGGGCTCCGAAGGTCGCGCAGGCGTTCCAGCGGGTCGTTGCCGACATCAAGGGGCTGGTCCAGCCCAGCCACGTCGCCGCCCGACTCGTGGCGGTCGGCCCGGACGCCGCTGCGACCGCGGTGCCGCTTCAGCCCGCCTTGTTCCGCCCGCTCGACCAAGCGATCGAGCAGGCGTTCGAGGGCGGCGGCAAGGCTACGATCGACGCCCTGCCGGCCGCCCGCGGCCCGGACGGGGGTCGGATCCGGACCATTTTCGACATCCGCAGCCCTGCCGCCGAGGCTTGGCTGCGCGACCACTCCTCGACCCTGGTGCGGGAGATCATCGACGACCAGCGCGCCGCGATCCGAGCGCGTCTCGTCGCCGGCATGGAGGCGGGCCGCAACCCGCGCGACGTCGCGCTCGACCTCGTCGGCCGGGTCGATCGCGCGACCGGGCGGCGGGTGGGCGGCATCATCGGCCTGACGGCCTACCAGGAGGCGATCGTCAGGAACTACGCCGCCGAACTCGCCCGCGCGGATGCGGCGGCTCTGGACCGGCAGCTGCGCGATCCTCGGTACGACGGCGCCCTGAAGCGTGCGATTGCCGAGGGCAAGCCGCTCGCCGCGGACCAGATCACCAGGATGGTCGCCGCCTACGAGAGCCGGATGCTCCGGCACCGGGGCGAGACGATCGCCAAGACCGAGACCACCCCGGCGCTCTACGAGGCCCGCATCCAGGCGCTGGAACAGGCGAGCGCGTCGGGCCGGATCGACATCGGCGAGGTCCGCAAGCGCTGGCGCGACTCGGGCGGCCCGAACGTCCGGCACACCCACCGCCTTCTGAACGGGCAGACGGTCCCCGCCCGGGCGTCCTTCGTGAGTTCGAGCGGCGCCATCCTGCGCTATCCGGCCGACCCGCGGGCGCCCGCTGCCGAGCGGGTCAACTGCGAATGCGACATCGAGATCCTGTTCGGTAGGTGAGTTATGGCCCGAGGCAGCGTCACCAACGTCTCGCGCGTAAACGCGAAGCTGGACGACCTCTCGCGCGCCGCCCGCCGAGAAGTGAGCCAGTCCGTGTTCAAGGGCGCCCAGCGGATCGCGAACCGCGCCGCCCACCTCATCAAGGACGGTGCCGTCTCGGGCGCCGGCCACGTCCCCTCCGCCCCGGGCCAGCCGCCGAACGCCGATACGCACTACCTCGACCGGTCGATTCATGTGGTCAAGGTCGAAGAACTTGCCGCCGAAGTCCGCGTCACCGCCGGCTATGCGGCCGATCTGGAGCGCGGCAACTCGAAGATGGCGGCCCGCCCCTTCATGGCGCCCGCGGTGCGGCAGGAGCAGGACGCGGCCGCGGTCGACTTCCTCGAAGGCCTCGCCAAGGCCCGGGGCCTGCGCTGATGGCGTCGCGCGATTTCTCGGACGCCCTGACCTCGGCGGCGATGAAGGCCCTGGCCGACGATCCGGGCGTCGCCGCGATCGTCGGCGACCGCGTGCGGGACTACGTCGAGGACAAGCCGCGATGGCCGTTCCTGCGCCTCGACCCGGTGACGGTCACCCCCTGGGAGGCGTCTTGCTGGGTCGGGATGGAGGCGGAACTGGTGATCCACTCTTTCGTCCGCGCCGATCGCAGCAGCCGCGGCGTGCAGCGCCTCAACGCCGCTGTGGTCGCTGCCCTCGACGAGGCCGCCTTGCCGCTCTCCGAGGGCAACCTGATCGGCCTCGACCATCGCGGCTCGACGACGGGTCCCGACACCGCGGAGCCGGCCTCCTGGCACGGCATCATCCGCTTCCGCGCGCTCGTGGTCGAAGTCACGGACTGATCCCGCCCACCCGCAGAGGCACCCCATGGCACAGAAGGTCAGGTTCAAGCGCGACTGGGAGTATTGGCCCAGGTCGGGCGTCGTGATGATGTACGCCAAGGGCGAGGAGAAGCGCCTGCCCCAGGTTCAAGTCGATGCCGCGCTCGCCGACAAGGCCGCCGAGCTGATCGACCCCCAGGCCAAGCCGGAAGACGACGCTCCGGACGCCACCGACAATCCCGCCACCTGAAAGGACAGGTCATGACCCAGGCGACCACGCGCAGCTTCGCGGCCTATCAGCTGCTCCTCGAAAGCTCGACCACCACCGGTACCTTCGTGGCGCCGTGCGGCCTCACCGAGCGATCGGTCCAGTTCACCAAGGATTTGAGCGACACCAACGTGCCCGACTGCGATAACGAGGACGCAGCCTCGTGGACGCAGCGCGACGTGGTGTCGAAGAGCGTCCGCATCTCGGGCCAGGGCGTCATGGCCCTGGAGAGCGAGCCCCGGTGGCGCGCGGCCTACGAGAGCGATCAGCCGGTGAACGTGCGGATCAACAAGACCGGCAACAAGGCGGCCGGCGGCGGCTACTGGCTCGGCCAGTTCCACCTCAGCTCATTCGAGGACGGCGCGACCAAGGGCAACAAGGTCACCAAGACGATCGAGATGCAGTCGACGGGGCCCGTCGTCTGGACCGACGCGGCGGCCTGACCATGGCTCGCCGCACCAGCATCGATCTCCCGTTCGGCGACGCGGAGCATCACTTCCACCTCGACATCCCGCGGCTGAAGCAGCTGCAGGAGAAGTGCAACGCCGGGCCGCCGGAGATCCTGGCCCGGCTCGCCGATGGGCGGGCCCGGGTCGAGGATGCGCAGGAGACCATCCGCCTCGGGCTCATCGGCGGCGGGATGCCGGCGCAGCAGGCCCTGAAGCTCATCCAGGATTATGCGGGCGACGACACCCCGCTCGTCGAGGTGATCGCGACGGCGCTGATGGTGCTGGCGGCCGCCGTGTTCGGGAATCCCCCGCCGCCGCCCGTGCCCAAGGAGGGGGGCGACGAGGGAAACCGGGAGGCGGCGACCTCGTAGCGACCGACGACGGCCGCATCGATTTCGCCGCGATCCGCGCGAGCGCCCTGATCATCGGGCTTCATAGCCTCGACGGCATGTCCGTCGAGGAGTTCAACGAGGTGGTTCGGGCCTGGAACCGGGCGCAAGACCCGGACAAGGCGCCTCTCAGCGACGGGGAGATCGACGCCCTGTCGGATTGGATGGGGATCTGAGCGCCCGCCGGTCACCGGCGCTCGTAGCCATAAAGCTCCCAGGCGCCGAGCTTCTGGTATCCGCGCTCTTCGGTGTACCCGAGGCGCTTGAGGCCGCGGAGAGCGCGCATGGTGGCGGCGCCGCGGGTCAGCGCGGCGTCCTGAACGTCGAGGTTCGTCACAGCGGAAAACGCGCCGTCAAGATCACCGGCAACGCGGTGCAGGGCGTAGCAGTATATCAGTGTAATTTCCGATCGGCCCTTGGCAAATTTCCGGTAGCAATCATCAATACCGGACTTCATACCCGAAACCCCGGCCCCTTTCACCGTCGCCTTCATCTCCCGCTCGGCTTGATCGAATGCCGACTTGTACTCGGCGTGGTCGGTGATTTCCGCCGAAGCAGGTCTTGACACGTACAGCGCGACGAGAAGGGCGCCTGCAATTTGACGCACGTCGGGATACCTCATGGCGAACGACCTTCCTCCTCTCGTCCAGCGCGTCGAAGCCGACCTCTCCGGCCTGGAGCGGGGGTTTGATCGCGCCGGGCGGCAGGTAGAGCAGTTCGGACGGGATGGTGCCAAGGCCGGCGAGATGGCGGCGCGCGGGTTCGAGCGTGCGCTGAACACCGTCAACAGCAATGCGCGCCTGTCCGCGCACCAGTTGCAGAACCTGTCCTACCAGGCCAACGACGTATTCACGTCGCTGGCTTCGGGGGCGCCGGTCCTGCAGGTGCTCGCCCAGCAGGGCGGGCAGGTCTACCAGGCCCTCGCCGACACCCCCGGCGGCGCGGCGGCCGGCGTCAAGGATCTCGCTCGCCGCACCGGTGCTCTGCTGACCCCCGCTCGCCTCGCCGCCGGCGGCATGGTCACCATCGGAGCCGCCGCCGCGCTGCTCGGGGTCCGCTGGGACAACGCCCAGAGCAAGATCGAACTCGGCCTGTCCGGCGTCGGCAAGGCGTCAGGCGCGACGGTCCGCCAGATCAACGAAATCTCCGAGGCAGCGGCCTCCTCCGGCCGGATGACGGCGAGTGCCGCGCGCGAGGCCGCCACCGCGATCGCTGCGACCGGCAAGGTGGACGCATCGAACCTTCCGGCCGTCCTGAACCTTGCGCCCGGCTACGCGAAGCTGTTCGGCAAGGACATGGCCGAGGCCGGCGCGGACCTCGCCCGGATCTTCGCCGACCCGGTGAAGGGCGCCGACGAGCTCGACGCGCGCCTCGGCATCCTCGACGACCGGACCCGGCAGTACATCCGCACGCTGGCCGCCCAGGGCGACCGCCAGGGCGCGATCCGCACGCTGGCGCAGCTGGCCCAGCCCGAACTCGACCGCGTCGCCGCCAAGACCTCGCTGTGGGCCCGGGCCTGGAACAGCGTCGAGGCCGCGGCCGACGCCGCCGGCCGGGCGGTCGTCCAGGCGACCACCGGCGGATCGCTCGACGAGCGCCTCCGCGAGGCCGAGCGGCGTCGGTCTTCAGCGAGCGCGGCCGCGGCGCAGTCCGGAAACGCCAACCCGGTCGACCAGTCGTATGTCGCGGAGCTTCGTCGGCAGGGCCTCTCGGATCGGCAGATCCAGCAGGAGGTGAACCCGATCGCGCCCGGCGCCGTCGACAACGCCCGCGGTCTCGCCAAGGCGCTTGCGGACGCGGAGGCGCAGGCGGAGGACCTGAACGAGCAGGCGCGTCGGCAGGGCGCCCAGGGGTTCAACGACACGGAGAACGCGATCGCACGCGACCGGTCCAAGCAGGCCGGCGAAGCGACGAGGGCGGTCAACGTCGAGGCCGAGTCGATCGAGGCCCTGGAAAACCGCTACAAGGCGTTGAAGGTGGCGACCGAGAGCAATCGGACCGCCGGGATGCTCGACAATGCCGACCAGGCGCGGGCCTCGGTCGACGCGCTCGGGCAGCGCCTCCAGCAGCTCAAGGAGGACTACGCGGCGGGCGGCTCCGCCGCGGCTGCCGCGGCACGGGCCGCCAACTTCCAGCAGGCCACCGCCGGGCTCTCGACCTACGCTCGCGGCCTGATGGAGGTGAATCGCCAGTTCGACGAGCTGCGCCGGACGGCGATCGCGACCACCGATGCTGCCAATCTCCCCGGCGCGCTGGCGCGGATCGAAGCTGCCCGCGGGGCGGCAACAGGTGCGTTCAACCGCGAGACGCAGGACCGGGCCCGCGGGCAGATCGCGATCCCGGGCGACTATTACGGGGCGATACGATCCGCCGAGTCGAGCGGCGTCGACACGGCACGGAGCTTCACCGGCGCCGTCGGTCGCTACCAGTTCACCGAGGGCACTTGGCTCGAGCTATTCAAGAAGGAGAAGGATGCCCGCTTCGCCGAGATCGCGCGGAAGTACAGCGATCCCGAGGGTGCCGACCGCGGCAAGGTGCGAGCCGATGTGCTGGCGCTGCGCACCGACCCCGATCTACAGGAGGAGCTTGTCCGGGCTCTGACGCAGCGCAATGCTGCCGCCCTCGATCGAGAGGGGTTCGCCGCGTCGAGCCGCAACCTCTACCTCGCGCACAACATCGGAGCCGGCGGGGCATCGGCGCTGCTGCGAGCCGAGCGTGATGGTCGTGGCGGCGCCAGCGCACAAGGTGTTCTCGACCCTATCGACCCTCGGCTCGTTTCCTCGAACCGGGCTTACTATGCCGGCAAGACGGTCGACGAAGCGCTGGCGACGGTCGATGCGAAGGCGCGCGGCGGATCGGCGGCGTCCCGGGCCCAGCAGGATCGTGCCCGGGCCCTCGACGCCGAGGCCGCGGCGACCGGCAAGGCCGTTTCCGAGCGCGAACGTCTGGCCTCCATTGAGGAGCAACTGACCCAGGCCCGCGAGAAAGGTGAGGAGGTCGCGGCCAGGTTCAAGAACGCCGACGAGCTGCTCAAGAACGGCACCACCGGACTGACGGGAGAGGTCAAGGCGCAAACGGAGGAGATCCTTCGCAACGCCAATGCCCGCGCCCAGGCCTCGACCCGCTCGCAGACCGCGGCGTTCGGGCTCGACCTCCGCGACCAGTATGGCGCCCTCGGCCGCACGCCGGGCGAGCAGCAGGACTACCTCACCGCACGCCGGTTCGGCGCCGAGGGGACGGGCGAGTTCAACAAGGCCTACGGCCAGTTGCAGGACCTGCGCGACCTGACCACCACGAAGGCCGATGCCGGCGGCTTCCTGAAGTCGATCAACAACGACCTCCTCCGCGGCGCGTCACTGGCCGACGCCATGAGCAACGCCCTGAGCGGGCTGATCGCAAAGGCGGGGGACCGCGCCATCGACGGCCTCCTGAACCTGGCGTTCGGCGGCGGTAGCGGGGGCAGCAGCAGCGGTAACGGCGGCCTCATCGGGTCTCTGATCGGCGCGCTGTCGGGTGGCGTGAAAGCGGCTACCGGCGGCCGTGTCTCCGGGCCCGGCTCGGGCACCTCCGACAGCATCGCGGCCCGCCTCTCGAACGGCGAGTATGTGGTCAACGCCGCGTCGACCCGCGCCAACCTGCCCCTGCTCGAGGCCATCAACTCCGGCCGGGCTCGCCGCTTCGCCACCGGCGGCCTCGTCGGTGCCATGCCGTCGGTCGCGGCGGCCAGGCCCGCCCTTGCCGGCGGCGGTACCTTCAACCTGATCGACCAGCGCCCAGCCGGCTCGCCTGATCTGGCGCCGACCTCGCGCCGCAACTCCTCCGGGGGCACCGACGTGATCTTGCGTCAAGCCGAGAGCGGATTGGCCGGCCGGGGCCGGCGCGGTCAAGGCCCGCTCGCCCCCGTCTTCAACAGCGCCGCCACCCGCATCGGCTGATCCGCATGGCCCTTCCCACCTGGCCCGCCAGCCTGCCGCCGCCCGTTGGGCAGATCGGCACGCTCGGCACCGATGCCCTCTATGATCCGCCGCAGGAGACGCAGTTCGATGACGGCCCGGACCGGGTCAGGCGGCGTAAGCTCTACGACGAGACGCCCAGGAAGATCGTCCTGAAGCTCACCCGCGACCAATTCGTGATCTTCCGGGGCTTCGTCCGCGACACGCTGAATGCCGGCACGCGCCGGTTCACCGCGCCCGTGCGCCAGCCGGACGGCCGGCTCGGCTTCCGCACCTGCCGGATCAAGGGGGCCGTGTCCGAGGATGATCGCGGGCCGCACAGCGTGGTCAGCTTCACGCTGATCGTTAAGGATTGGTGACGCCGTGACCGTTTCCGCTGCCCTGCGCGAGGCCTACGCCTCGGGCGACACCGAGGGCGTCATCATCACCACCGTCGAGGTCGACCACGCCTCGCTCGACGCGCCGATCTATCTGGCCCAGAACGTCGACAGCGAGCTCGGCGAGCCGGGCGACACGATCCTGCTGCCGCTGGTCGAGGGAGGCCCCAAGGTCCCGCACCTCCTCTGCGCCTTCGCGCTGATCGCGCCCGGTGCCGACCAGGACGGCCCGACCGACGGGCGGCTCCAGATCGACAACGTCTCGGACATCCTCCACGACCTGATGCAGGGCGTGATCGGCTACAACGAGGCCATCACGATCGCCTTCCGCCAGTACCGGGTTCTGCCCGGCCAGCTGGCCGCGGTGACCGGCCCCGACGACGACACGCTGTCGGGCATGGAGATGACGGCGTTCGACATTACCGCCGACCGGGCCGAGGGTACGATCGCGTGGCCGGACGGGCGGCAGCAGAACGTCCCGACCGGGCCGCACGCCTTCTTCAATCGCGACGAGTACCCGGGGCTGTTCACGACGTGACCCGGGCCGAGTTCCTTCGGAGCCTGCGCGGCCGGGCCTACGACCGCGAGGCGTTCAACTGCTGGCACCTCGCCAGCCTCGTTCAAGCGACCCTCTTCGGCCGACTCCTGCCGGTCGCCGATCCGGCGCTGGTGGCGGACACGCGCGAGCGGGCGCGGGTGCTGGCGGGCCATCCCGCCCGGGCCGCCTGGCGGGAGATCGCTGCGCCGATCGACGGCGCGCTCGTCCTGATGGGCAAGGTGCCCGGCGCCGAGACCCATGCCGGCACCTGGCTCGCGGAGGACGGCGGGTTGATCCTGCACACTGACGAGCCGCATGGCGTGGCTCTCGATCCGCCGCTCGAACTGGCCGCCGCGCACCGGTGGCGGCTCACCTACCTGGTTCCGGTCTGATCCACGCATGACCCTCGTCGTCACCGCCAACGTCGTCGGCCAGGTCCGCGGCGAGCCCGTCCGGCTGCCGAACCGGCGCCGGCGGCTCTCCACGATCGTCGCCCGGCATCGGCCGGCGGGCCGGCAGTTCATCGTGTCGGTCCATCGGAAGGGGGCGGAGGCGTTCAAGCCGACCGACCGCAGCGTGCGCCTCCGCGCGACTTGGAAGAGCACGCTCGTCGGCCCCGAGGACGTGGTGCTGATCACGGTGGTGCCGCTCGGCAAGAGCTTCCTGTCGATCGGCCTCGCCATCGCGTCGATCGCGCTCATCGCCATCGCGCCGTATGCCGCGCCGGCCATCGCGGCGGGGCTCACCGGCGTGGCAACGGCCAGCGCAGGCGCCACCTTCGCGGTCCAGGCCGGCCTCGTCATCGGCGGCCTCGCGCTCGGCTACGCCGCCCAGGCGGCCAAGGGCGCCGGCAAAAGCCAGAAGCAGGCCGAGCTCTACAGCCTGTCGGGCGGTGGAAACGTGCCGAAGCCGGGCTCGCGCCGGCCCCTGCTCTACGGCCGCTGCTGGTCCGCGCCACCGCTCTCGCAGGGGGACTACTTCCTCTACGACGGCGACACGATGGTGCTGACCAAGCGCATGACGCTCGGAATCGGCAAGTTCCAGGTGCACCGCATCCGGGTCGGCGATGCGCTGTTCTGGAGCGAGAACGGCGGGCTCCAGCTCCCGTTCAACTCCACGGCGACCGGCAACCTCGGGACCGCGATCGAGATCCTGTACGAGCAGGTCTCACAGTTGGCGTCGGGCGACGTCATCACCTCGAACGCGGTCTCGGGCCAGGAAATGCCCCGACCGGGCGGGAATCCCGACCGCACGCCCTGGTTCCGGCTCACCCCGCAGGGCGTGGTGGCGGATGCGGCGCTGCTGTCCTGGACCTACCCGGCCGTCTTCCGGGTGTCGTCCTCCGGGCGCCAAGTCGGCACGGTCGCCGGCGTGGTGTTCTACGGCCGGAAGATCGACCCGACCACCGGCCAAGTGATCGGCCCGGAGTTCGAGATCCAGCGCTCGACCGAGCTGAGCGACACGCTCAGCCCGACGCCGCTTCGCCGCAGCGCCTACTTCCGCCTGCCGGAGGCCGGCTCGACCTACGAGATCTCGGCGCAGAACGCCTACCCGGACCCGGTCGGGTTCGAGCAGCAGAACCGCGCCACCTGGGACGGCATGTCGGCCTACAAGGACGACTACCGGATCCGGCCCGAGACCACCGAAATCGTGCTGCGGATCCGCGCCGGGAAGGGCCTGACCGTCACCGCCTACTCGGACATCATGGTCGACGCGACCCGCATCGTGCCGGTGTGGGATGGCAGCGCCTGGACCGAGCAGCCGACGTCCAAGGCGGTCTGGGCCTACTGCGACCTCGTGCGCAGCACCTACGGCCTCGCCCAGCCGAACAGCGTCGATGCGGCGAAGGCGCTCTATTACGCGAACCTGCTGGCGGACAACGACACCTACGACGGCGCGCTGCCGGAGGTGTCTTCGTTCTGGGAGGCGGCCGGCCAACTGCTCCTGCCCCTGCGCGCCGACCCGGTGAAGGTGGGCGCGGTGCACAGCTTCGTCCGCGACGAGAGCCGGGCCGAGCCGCGCCACATCCTCACCCGCCGGCAGATCGTGCGGGACTCGTCGGGCGCCACCTACAAGACGAAGGTGGAGGGCGGCGACGTCATCGTGGAGTTCGACCGCGACGGCGACCCGAAGCGCCCGGACGAGGTGCGCTACAGCTACGGCCCGCCGACCCGGACACCGAAGCGCTACAAGGTGGCGGGGATCACCGACGGGCTGCACGCGCTCAAGCACGCGACGTGGCTCGCCGCGGTGGCGGTGTTCCGCGGCGCCGAGCGGAAGATCCAGACGGAGTGGGACGGCCGCCTCGTCTACCCGGGCGACCACATCCTCTCGGACTTGTGGTTCCTGCGCGGGAAGCAGGCCTACGGCGTCGCCTCGGCCGACGGCAACGTGCTGACCCTCGACGTGACCGCGAACGTCCCGGCCGCCTACGGCTACGGATCAATCCGCACGCGCCAGGGCAAGGAGTGGGGCATCCTGCGCATGCGCGGCGTCGGTGCGCGTGGCCTCGAGCTGCACCCGGAGGACGTCGCCGCGCTGTCGGCCCAGACCGGCCTCGGCCTCGCCGCGGTGCTTGCCCGGGACACGCAGGACCCGACGACGGTGGTGCTTGGCGAGCTCGTCGAGCTCCGGGAGACCTACGTCGCGCGCTCGGCGATTCCGAGCGACCCGGACCACGTCCAGGTCGAGATGGTCAAGGACGACGCCCGGGTGTGGCAGCTGCTCGACGAGCAGACGATCGCGCCGGCGCCGGTCGGTACCGACCCGCTGGCCGAGCCGCTGATGCCGACGATCTCGGTTCTGCACGCCCGCTGCCAGCGGGTGGAGACCGGCATCGAGGTCGTGTGGGGCGTCTCGGTCACTCTCGGCGCCCGGGCCTACGAGGTCGAAATCAGCTACGACGGCGGCGCCACCTGGGAGGTGCTGTCTCCCCTCGGCCCCGCATCGAGCGGCCGCGCCCAGATGCGGCAGACCGATCAGCCGGTGACGGTGCGCGCCCGGGCGTACGGCCGGACCGGGCTGCACGGCGACTGGATCACGACCACGTTCACGACGGTGGCGCCGGTCGTTCAGGGCGAGCTGATCGAGCCCCTGTCCATCCAGATCGAAAAGATGTCCGCGCAGCTGCAGAAGGACATCGGCGCGATCAACGACCTCGGGCGGGGTACCCTGGCGCTCGGGCAGCAGCTGACGGTCGACAAGCTCGCCGAGGCGCAGGGCCTGATCGATAGCGCGCGCGAGGCAACACGGCTCGCCCTCAGCATCGGGGACGACAGCATCCTGGGCTCCATCCGGCAGCTGGCGGCGGCGGTGGACAGGTTGGCCGGCGAGGCAGCAACGCAGACCGGGGACTCCTTTGAGGAGCGCCAGCTGCTCAAGGTCGCCGATGGTAGGAACTTCGCGGCGATCGAGCGCGAGACGCGCCTGCGGGTCTCCGGCGACGAGGTGCTGGCGTCGATTACCACCACCCTCGCGGTGCGCCTCGACACCGCCGAGGGCGGCATCGTCGCCAACGCCAGCGCGATCCAGGGCGTCAGCAGCCGCGTCACGGTCGCCGAAGGCGCCATCACCGCCCAGAGCCAGCAGATCACGACGCTCGGGGCGCGGATCGACGCCAACGACCTCGCCATCAGCGGGCAGGCCACGGCAACGCAGCAGCTCACCGCCCGGGTGACGCTCACTGAGGGTAACATCGTCAGCCTCTCGGAGAGCCTGACGGCGCTGCGATCGACGGTGACGACGCAGGGCGGGCAGATCTCGGCCAACGCGACGGCGGTCGACCGCGTCAGCACCCGGGCGGAGCAGATCGACGGCCGGGTGACGTCCGAGGCGACGCGCACCACGGCGCTTGAGGCAACCGTCTCAGATCAGGGCCGGCAGATCAGCGGCACGTCCACGGCTTTGTCGGACCTGACGGCACGCACGACCACCGCGGAGGGCCGGATCACCAGCGAGGCCGCTCGCCTCGACGCGTTATCCTCGACCGTCTCCACTCAGGGAGGCCAGATCAGCAGTACCGCCGACGCGGTCTGGCGGCTCACCACACGCACCTCTGCCGCCGAGGGCAGGATCGAGAGTGAGGCACGTCGGACTGATGCACTCGCAGCCTCGGTCTCCGACCAGGGCAGGGAGATCGTCGGACAGGCCCGAGCCATCGACGATCTCGCGGCGCGAACCTCGACGACCGAAGGTAATGTCACCAGCATCGCGAACAAGACCACGGCGCTCGAAGCCACCGCCTCGACCCTTGGCGGGCAGATCAGCGGCAACAGCCAGGCACTGCAGGATCTCAGCGCCCGGACCAGCGCGACCGAGCAGGGGGTATCCTCTCAGGCGCAGCAGCTCTCGAACCTGTCCAGCACGGTATCGGGCCAGGGCGGGCAGATCGGCGCCAACGCCCAGGCCGTGTCCCAGCTGCAGACCCGGGCCGACAATGTCGACGGGCAACTGTCGTCGCAGGCGTCGTCCATCCAATCGCTTTCGACGACGCAGAATGGGCATACCGCCCAGATCACGACGTTGGCCGCTTCCTACGACGGCGTGAAGGTCCAGTACGGCGTCACCGGCTACATCGACGGGAAGACCGGCGGTTTCGTGCTCACCGGCGCGAAACGCCTTGATGGCGGCAACCCGTTTCAGCTGCTGGTCTCGGCCGACATGTTCGTGGACGGGCTTCTCACCGCCCGGATGATGTCCACCACGTCGCTGATCACGACCTCGGCTCAGATCGGCAACCTGACCGTCGACAACATCAACGTGAAGGACGGTGCGATCTCGGGCCTCGTCTCGGCGCAGTCGAACGGCCAGCAAGCGAGCGTGACCATAAACGTCCGGACGGCGCGGGCCGTGGCGGTGCTCGCCAACCGGGTCGGCGATCTCAGCTCGCGCTTCCGACAGACCGGGATCAGCACTGGGGCGATCAAGATTTACCGAGACGGCAACCTGATCGGCGCCATTCCCGCGAATTTTACAATGGACTTCGATCCAAGCCCAAACGTCAACGCCTCGTACCTGCGGCTCGGGCCGACCACATATCCTATACTCGATTACCCGGGTGTTGGGGCGCACACTTATCAAGTCGTCGATGACAACACCGTTGGGATCGGTGGCGTCTACATCAGCGTGCAGGAGAGCAAATGAGCATGGGGCCGTACACCTCGGCGCCTGTGCCCTTCGTGCGGCATGATGAAGCCGGCCGGATCACCGAACGCGGTCGGATGGAGATGCAGTACATCGTGGCCGAGAACGCCGAGCGCGGCGGCATCCTGGCTGGCGAGGCGGCCGACGAGACGCACTACGTCGAGGACCCGACCGGCCCGGCTCGGCGCCTGCGGCTGCGTCGCGCCCTCGTCGTGGCCTTCGACACCCGTGAGCCCGCCCCCGGCGCCCCGGCGCGCGTGCACCTGCCGCCGGACACCGTCATCACGGTCACGGGCCCCATCACCGGGACCGTGACGGCCAGCGGTGCGGTCGACCTCGTGCTCCGGATGCCTGGCACGTACCGAGTGACGATGGAGGCATGGCCGCGCCGGCCGGCAATTGAGACGCTGACGGTACCGGCCGCCACCGGCCCGGTCCCGGAGGCGCCACCCGGCGCGGTGGTCATCGGCCCAAGCCTCGAGGCGGTGCGCGCCCGGGCAAAGGAGATCGCCACTCTCCACTACGCCGAGCAGGCCCTGATCTCCCGGCCCGCCGGGCTGCAGGCGGCCGACCTGCTCAAGGCGCAGGAAGCGGCTCGCGTGCTCGCTGGCGGCGACAGCGAATGGATCGCCGAGGAGGCGGCCGAACGCGGTCAGGATCCTGCCGTGCTGGCCGCGGCGATCGTCGCCGAGAGCACGAAGACGGTCGAGCGCGAGAGAGAGCGGGTCCGCGTCACCCAGGCCGTCGCCCGCGCCACCACCGAGAGCGAGGTCGTCGCCGCATTGCAGGTGGTCGGCCTCGAATTCGTCCTTCCCCCGGGCCCGTGAGGCCCACTACCCAGGAGCCTCCCATGGCCGACACCACCCAGCCCACCGCCGTCACGCTGGTACAGAACGCACAGAGCCAGATCACCGCCATCGAGATCGGCGATACCCTGATCCCGGTTCTCACCGCCGGCATGATCCCGGGAGCCGGCTGCACCAACCTCGCTCTTACCATCGCCAACGTCGCCGTCAGCTACGAGCGCCCGCAGGCCTGAGGTCGCGCCGCACGGCGGGCGACGACGCCCACCCTACCACCGTCGAGCCTGACGCTCCGGGAGCACCTACCCCATGGCTATCTCTGCCGGCCTCGTCTCCGTGACGACGGGGTCTCCCGTCGTGTCCGGAAGCCTGACCTCGTTCGTGGCGGCCGAGGGGGATCAGTTCATCCTACGCGGCCTCACGGTCGTCATCGCGCAGGTCGTGTCGCCCAGCAAGATCCTGCTCAAGCAGGACTGGGTCGGGCCGTCGATCAGCGGCGCCTCGGACTGGGATATCTCGCTGACCGGACCGTATTGGCAATCACAGGTCACCACTAACAAGCGCATCAGCGACCTGCTCACCAAATTCGAGGCCGGCCCGGTCAAGTGGGATCAGGCCGGCACCATGGCTGGCCGCAACCAGTACGACGACCAGCCCGCCGGGTTCACGTATCTCTCTGTCGATCCGATGCCATTTCGGATCTATACGAAACTGGCAAACACGAATTCGGCATCTGACTGGTCAGATGGGCAGGTGCTTGGTACTGTCGAGGCTGATTATCCTCTATTCCCTTCGGACATCGGCCTCGGCAAGGTCGACAACACCAGCGATGCCACCAAAGCCGCGCCTGGCAACCCGATCGGGGATGCTCTTAACGTTCGCGCAACGCGATCTCAGCTCCCAATCCTGAACGGCGACACCAGTGGAGGCAGCGATGCTGGGGCTTCCCTGTCGTCTGACTTGGCTCAGATCGGGTCGTTTGGCGGTGGTCGCCCACGCCTTCCGCGGGCTGGCTACCGCCTCGACACCCCCCTGGTCATGCGCGAAGCGACCTGCGTTGAGGGGCAGGGGTCAAGCCCGAGTAGCTACGCCGGGCAGGGGACCGTTTTCACCATCGGTGGGTCGTTATCGGCGGGCTTTGTCGGCCCTAACAGCGGTGCCGTGCACACCGCGGGACTTCACGATTTCACCGTCGATGCCCGTAACCTGCCGGCGGGCGGCGCCGCCATTCGTGCCGGGTTCTTGGAGAGCCGATTTTCGAACATCAAGCTGCAAGGCAAGGGCAGCTTTGACCAGGGCGGCTACACTCCAAACACAATAGGTAAGCATCACGTTGCAACGGCGCCATCATGGATCAATTGGTCCATGAACATGCTAATCGGTGGCTTCGCCATCGGCAAGCGCATGGAAGGGTCAGACAGTCTCGACTTTGGCCACTATATCTCCGGCAACCAGATCGGGTATCAGGTAGCCAAGAGCACTGCTAGCATCCGCACCGGCCACATGATGATGGACCTGGCGTCTATCGTCGGGATGAACATCCAGGCCCCTGATCAGACCGATGCTGCGGGCAACGCGCTCCCCGCGGCGACCGCGGGCACGCACACCGGTCACATCTTCCACTTTAACAATCTCCACGCAAGCTTTGACAACAACACATGGCCCGGCCCGGCAGACTTCCTGCACGCGTTTGTGGGCTGCGTCTATCACTACGGAAAGGTAGAAGGTAGCCCTGCCGTCATTGTAGGAAATAACGTTCGAGGCCTGACTTTCGCTGGCAATATTTTCTATGCGAACCGTGGGCCGGACCTTCAGTTTGGTAGCGGCGTCTCTGGTATCACGCTGCACTACAGCTCAGACCAAGCGCCAAATAACCGCTTGGTCAACATGCCGCTTGACAGCCACGTGCTGACGGGCGGTATCGGCGGGCAGTACAACTACCTCAACTCGCTGATCCTGAACTCGCCCACAAATCCCGGCGGGAAAATCCAAGAGACCCGCTTTGCCGTGTACGGCAACGACAGCATTCTGGGTGCTTCTGGGGTCAACTCTCGCTTCGGCTTGGGTCGAGACGCAGCCGGCTTCGACGCCGCTCTGCTAATCGGCATCGATAATGGCAATTCGCCCTACTTTGATGCGTGCAACGGAGAAAAAACTAGCGTCTACGGCTTTGCCATAAAAATCAATCACTCCGCCCGTATGTATTTTGCGGGTAACGGGAATATTGGCATAAATAATGGTGCGCCAGATAAGCAGCTCGACATAAAAGGAGATATTAGAGCCTCTGGAAATGCCCAGTTCAATGGGGTGACGTCCTTAATTTATAAGCTCGGCGCGTTCGCGTATTACACGCTTTCTGGCGTAAATACGGTGTTAAATTACGATGACAACGACTATACGATTTATAATGTTGCAAATAACACGCTGGCAACGGTCATTGCCGGGCGTTCAGTTCAGACATTAACCAATTCTGTAATATACTTTTCCGTACCGATCTCTTACCCCGAGTATCTCGTGTCAACGGTTCCGTCCGGCGGGATTGGCTCGGCTCAGATCTACGTCGCCAATGGTCGAAAGGTTGGCGAAAGCGCAGGAAACGGCAGCGGCGTGATGGCCTACTACTCGGCCGGAAGGTGGCGCCGCTTCTCTGACGATACACCCGTTGCCGCGTGAGGAAGCTATGTCCAAACCCTACATCTACGAGTTCCTTTTTCGCGGTCGCCCGGAGGGCTCAGCCGAGCCCGCGGCGTGGCATGTGATCATCGGCCAAACCACGGAGGTCCCCGGCTCGGGTGAGCAATTGGTGACGAGCGGAGCGCTGACCCCAGAGAAAGCGGAGGCTGCCGGCTTTTCCCTGTCGTCGATACTGTCGGGGATCGAAACGAGGGCCATGGCTGAGAGAGACGCGGCTGCGACCGAAGCGGCTGCGGCGCGTCAGGAGCGGGACGCGGTCATTGCGGAGCGCGATGCCGCCAAGGCCGAGACCAAGGCCGCACAGGAGACCTCGGCCTCGTACCAGACCGCTGCTGCGCAGGCGGCAGAAGAGCGCGACGCGCTGCGGCTGGAACTGAGCGCACTGACCTCGCGCATCGCCGAAACGGCACGGGCCCAGGCACAGCAGGACGCCAAGGCGGCGATCTCGCAGCAGCCAGCACAGGCGGTCGTTCTCGTGCCGATTTCCGACCGGCAGTTCTTCCAGGCGCTCGCCCAGGCCGGCACCATCACCCAAGCCGAGGCGCTGGCAGCGGTGATGACGGGCACTCTGCCGGCCCGGATCGAGACCGCAGTAGCCGGCCTGCCCGATGATCAGCAGTTCGCCGCTCGCATGATGCTGTCGGGTGCGACGACGTTCGAGCGCGGGCACCCGATGGTGGAGCAGCTCGGCGCAGCGCTGGGTTATGAAGGCAAGGCGCTGGACGAGCTGTGGGCCGCCGCTGCGGCGCTCTGACATCGCGCGACCGCTGCGCCACCCGGCCCGGTCTCGATACCCCGACAATTTGGAGATCAACCCATGGACGTCGCTGCGATCCAGCGCGCTCTCTTGGCGCGCGGCTATGACCTCGGGCCGGCCGGCGCCGATGGCGATGCCGGGCCGAAGACCATCGCCGCGGTGACGGCGTTCCAGCGATCCGCCGGCCTCGTGCCGGACGGGATCGCCGGGCCGCTGACCATCAAGGCGCTCGGCAGCGTCGACCTGACCGAGCGACGCGTCGAGCCCGAACAGCCGGCGTGGCTCGCCCTGGCGGCGCACGAGATCGGCACCCACGAGGGTATCGGCAAGGCGAACAACCCGACCGTAGTCCGGTACTTCGCCGACGCCGGCTTCTCCGGGGTCAAGGACGACGCCACCGCCTGGTGCGCGGCCTTCGTCGGCGCCATGCTGCAGCGAGCCGGCCACAAACCCTCCGGCAGCCTTGCGGCCCGGTCTTACGAGGGCTGGGGCGTAGGGCTCAAGGAGCCGACCCTGGGCTGCATCGCCACCAAGAAGCGCGCCGGCAGCTCCTGGCAGGGCCACGTCGGCATAGTCGTCGGCGCCAACGCCTCGACCATCTACCTGCTCGGCGGCAACCAGGGCGACGCTGTCAGCATCGCCGGGTTCAAGCGGGGCGAGTTCACCTCGTTCCGCTGGCCGGCCGACGTGCCGCTGCCGGCGGCGACCAAGCTGCCCACCACCATCGCCGGCGCCAAGTCAGGCGTCAGCGAAGCCTGACACTTCGGACCTCTACGGGGCGAAGACCCGCGCCGGCCGGGCCAGCCGAGCACCCCACAATCAGGACAACATCATGCACCGCACCTTCCCCGCGGCGCTGGCGCTCGCCTGCGTCTGCTCTCCCGCCATGGCAGGCACGCTCGGTCTCGGCGAAGCCTCCGCCCTCCACCACTACGCGGCCCGCGGCTCCCTGATCTTCGCCGGCATATTCGCCGTGCTGATCATCGCGGCGCATGTCCGAGGGCGCGTCCCTGCGCCGGACGCGCGGATCTGGCTCATCCCGCTCGCCTTCATGATGACCACGCCGTTCGGCCCGGCAATCGCCGCCGAGGTCGCCACCGCCGACACCACCCGCGTCACGCTGTCGGCCGCGCCCTGGATCGAGCTCGTCCGGGAGATCGTCATCACCGCCGTGATTCCGGCGGTCGCCGCCTACCTGATCCAGGCCATCCGCAAGGTCTACCCCTGGGCCGCCCTGTTCCTGACCCAAGCCCGGGTCGAGCAGATGGCGAATGCCGTCACCGAGTACGCCATCAACGCGGTGCCCGGCGCCGTGAAAGAAGGCAAGCTGTCGGTCAACGTCGGCTCGCAGGTGATCGCCAAGGCGGTGCAGCGGGCGGTCGACGCGGCCCCGGCCAAGGCCCTCGAGGCGGCCGGTGGACAGGCCGGCCTCGCCGAGATCGTGTTCCGCAAGCTCAACCTCGAGGACGGGGCGAACGAGGACAATACCCTGGCCCCCGTCGTCGCCGGCCTTCCGGCCGCGCGGTAGAGCGGCTGCCATGCTGTTCCCCGCCGGCCCGAGCACGCCCGCCCACCCGGCGGGCGCCTACAGCTTCAACCGCCTGTTTGAATGGGCCATGGCGGTCATGATGCTGCTGATCGCCGTGACGCTCGCGATGCCGGGCGACACCATGGAGAGGGCCGCGCTGAAGCCCATCGCCGAAGTCGGCTTCAACGAAGGCAACATGGCCTTCTTCTTCGGGGCGGTGGGCGTGCTGCGCGTCACCGCCCTCTGGCTCAACGGCCACATCAACAACGGAATCACCAAGCCGAATGGCGCCAATGTCCGGGCGGTGTGCTCGGCGCTCGGCGCCCTGGTGATGGGGCAGCTGACCCTCGCCCTGGTGGTCGACGCCTTCACGGCCGAGGCGCCGTCCTTCGTCATCCCGGTCTTCGGGACCCTGACCATCTTCGAGGCGATCTCGTGCTACGTGGCCCGCCTCGACGCGGTGGATCGCAGGTCGCGGCTCGGCCGGGCCCTCGCTGCGCTGGAGCGTGTGAAGTAGCATGGAGCACCTGATCGCATTGCTCCCCCTGCTCTCGTCGATGCCGGCGCTGCAGGTCTTCGTCGGCGGTATCGTGGCCGTCACCTGTGTCGGCATGGTGCTGCGCGCCAACAAGGACAAGCACGAGGTGCCGCCCCCGGCGCCCGGCTCGGTGGGTGACGCCATGGTGCACCTGCAGGGGCCGGCCGAGTATCTGAACATCCTGCGGGACCTGCGGGAGATCGGCCGGCAGCAGGTCGAGCGGCTGGACCGGATCGCGGAATGCGGGCGAGTTTCACGAGACCAGCTGACGGCGCAGACCGAACTGCTGCGCAGCATCGACCGGGAGCAGGTTCGCCATCACGGCCACGACTGACCGGCGGGAACCCGCCTCGCCGTTGGGCGGTTACCTCGACGGATTTCCAGACCCGAGACCCCACCTTGAGCCCCGCCGGCAACCGCCGAGCGGGGCTTTTTCATGCCTTGGCCTACGCGGCGATCCAGGCGAAGCGGCCGGCCTCGTCCCAGGCGCAGGCCTCGCCGAGACTGTCGGCGAACACCGCCGAGAGCCGCGCCCGCTCGGCCTCGACCACCGGTCCCTCGACCGCCACCGGCCGGCAGCGGGCGGAGAGCCCCGGCACGACGAAGTCGGGGTTGTGCAGCGCGTGATCGGAGCCCTCCGTGAAGAACGGTCGGTCGCCCCAGTCGAGGTAGCTCTCCGCCGCCAGGCCCTCGGCGAGCAGGATGTCGTGGGCGTCGAGCTCGACGTGCCAGTAGGTCACCGACGAGACCGGCTCGCGGGCGATGCCGGTGCCGTTGATCAGGCACATCACTGGCACGAGGTGGCCGCCCGCGCCGTTCGCGTCGGCGTCGACCAGCACCGGATGGCCGGGGGAGAGCGAGAGGTCGCGGGCGGGCAGGCCCGCCCCGAAGGCGCCGGCGCGGATGCGGACCGGCTGCTGATCGTGGGGCAGGCTCGGGCCCGCGCCGTCGAGGGTACGGTGGCCGATCCAGACGACCGGCCGCAGGGCGCCGGAGGCGGTGACCGCCGCGTCGCCGACCCGCAGGTCCTCGACCGCGACCTCGCCGCGCGCCGTGCGGATCAGCGTGCCGGTAGTGAAGCAGACGGCGACCGGGTTGGCCGCGACGGAGTTGGCCCCAGCCTGAGTGTAAGTCGTGGCTGATGGAAATGTGCTATTGTCGGTGAAAGATCGTAAATATTGCACGCTAGAAAAATTAGCGGATGTTGGGGACTGGTAATAAAAATTGATGTAAGAATTGTCATTTGAGAATTGTAAGTTATATAATTGGACATTGTATCCGGTTGTACCGTCGGAATTCACGGTGTTGGCTATCAGACCATTCGTGAATTGTCGTCCGTTGGCGGTAACATTCAGATTATAAACAGATCTATTGTCATAGTTCACAGTAAAAGAACCGCTCGCTGCGAAGGTTTGCCCGCCGCTCGGCGTGGATAACTGAGTTCCGAATGTGTACGAGTAAATGTTCGCCACGGCGTCCTCCCCAGAGGACTCAAATTTCATATTATATATTTTGCAGGTTGCAATCTGCTCTGGATCTTTCAATTCCAAAGTAGCGAACAAACAACGAAAATAAGATCAAACAGGGAACGCGACTTGCGAGGGCAAGTCAGCGCAACCCCGGCCCATCCAATCACTACACGTCCTGGCCGATGACGAGGCTCACCCGCCGCTGACCTGCTCCACGAAGTCCTCCGGCACGTCCCCGAACTGTCCGAGGATCGTCGCGCTCTCGAGTTCGCCCGTCTCGTCATCCGCCACGATCCGCAGCGCCGCCGCGCCCGGCATCCGGCCGGCGATAGCCTCTGCCCGCTTGAGCGCCCCGTTCTCCGTCGGCGTCACGTCCCGGTTGCCCGGCCGCAGCCGCTTCCGGTGGATCTCGAACGTCTGCACCATGAACGTCGTCCGCATGCCCATCACGATCTCCTGATCCTGTCGTCCCCGCTCCGCACAGGCTCAAAGCTCAGCCTTGACCGGGAACCGCAAGCCTGTTTGTTCTCTTTCCGTTCTAACACGGAGGGTGCGCGTGAGTCTCTATCGGGTCGGTGCGGAGGCGGCGGACGAAGGCGGGCTCGTGCGGATCCCGTTCATGCTCCCGACGCTCTGCGCCGGGTTCCCGAGCCCCGCCGAGGACTTCATCGAAGGCGCGCTGGAGCTGCCGCGCTGGCTCGTGCCGAACCCACCCGCCACCTTCATCTGGCGCGTCCGTGGCTGGTCGATGAAAGGCGCCGGTATCCACGACGAAGATCTGGCCGTGGTCGATCGCTCGCTCTCGCCCTCGTCGGGCGCGGTCGTCGTCGCGGTGGTCAACGGCGAGATGAGCCTCAAGCGCCTGGTCGCACAGGGCAACCGGCTGTCCCTCTCCTTCGACAACCCGGAGATGGGCGAGTTCGTCCTGGAGGACCTCGAGGAAGGCCTGGTCTGGGGCGTGCTGCTGTTCTCGGTGCGCTGGCACCACGTGAAGGCCCGCGCGAGCCTCGTGCGATGACGCGCGCCATCGCGCTCATCGACGGCAACTCCTTCTACTGCTCCTGCGAGCGCGTGTTCGACCCGAAGCTGACCGGCGTGCCGGTGATCGTGCTCTCGAACAACGACGGCTGCGCCATCGCCCGCACCGCCGAGGCCAAGGCGCTCGGGATCCGCATGGGCGAGCCCTACTTCAAGATCCGGCAGCTGTGCCGGTCCAAGGGCGTGCGCGTGTTCTCCTCGAACTATGCCCTCTACGGGGACATGTCGGCCCGGGCCAACACGGTCTACCGGCAGTTCGCGCCGGACGTGGAGATCTACTCGATCGACGAGAGCTTCCTCGATCTCTCCGACGTGCGCGAGCGCGACCGCCTGGCGCTGGCGCGTGACCTCCGCTCGACGGTGCGGCAGTGGACCGGCCTGCCCACCTGCGTCGGGATCGGGCCGACGAAGACGCTCGCCAAGCTCGCCAACCACATCGCCAAGAGCATCCCGGAACTCGGGGGCGTGTGCGACCTGTCCAACGAAGCCGAGCGCGCCGCCTGGATGGTCGGGATCTCGGTCGGCGAGGTCTGGGGCATCGGGCGCGCCTCGCGGGCGCGCCTGGAGGCCATGGGCGTTGACACGGTGGCGGACCTGCGCGACCTCGATCCCCGGCCGGCGCGGGCCTCGCTGACGGTGGTGGGCGAGCGGATCATCCACGAGCTGCGCGGACGGGCCTGCCTGCCGCTCGAGATCGTGCCGGCCCGGCGCAAGGGCTGCGCGGTGACGCGCTCGTTCTCGTCGCGCATCACCGAGCGGGAGGTCATGGAGCAGGCCGTGGCCGCGCACGCGACGCGCCTCGGCGAGAAGCTGCGACGCGACGGGCTGGCGGTCTCGGCCGTCACGGTCTTCTACCACACCAGCGAGCACGACCGCGGCGACCCGATGCGCTCGGTCTCGACGGTAGTGCACCTGCCGGAGGCGACGAACGACAGCCGCCACCTGATCCAGGCGGCGCTCCACGGTGTGGCGAAGACCTGGAAGGAGCAGGGCCCAACGCCCTGGCGCTACAGCAAGGCGGGGCTGGTCACGAAGGATCTGGTGCCGCTGGATGGAGCTCCCCGCCCGCTGTTCGATGCGCTCGACCGGGAGAAGTCCGGGAAGCTGATGGCGGCGATGGACGCCTGCAACAGCCGGTTCGGGCGTGGCGCCGTGGTACCGGCGCGGGCCGGGATGGTCGAGAAGCGAATCTGGTCGACGAAGTTCGAGATGCGCTCGCCGCGATTCACGACGCGGTTGAGCGAGGTGCCGGTGGTGCAAGCAACAATTTAAGAGCCGAACCTTGTTGGCAACCCTTAGGAAACCACCGCAGACGAGACCGGCTCGGCCGCAATGACCTTTTTGTATGACGAGACCAGAGCCTCGGCATCAAGGCCGGTAAGATCGGTGACCACGACCTGACTTCCGATAAAAACCGTCCAGCGGCCGTCGTAGGTCTTCTCTTTGCGAACGTCAGGCATGCCATGGCTCCTCGTCTCTCAGAGAAACTCCATGGCGGGGCGTTTGTGCCGCTGGAGGCAAGCCGAATTTATCGCGTGCGTATCGGCCGAAAGTGAGGATCGTAAGCCACTACTTGTGAGCGTTCGGCATCGGGCTTCCGCTGGCTGACGGGGTTACGAGCCGAGAAATGTGGATCGAAAGCATCCACGACCGGCAAACGGTTGGGCGCGGCCTTGGTGCCAACATGCGTTTGCGCGTAATTTCTGTGCATCGTCGACCCCAATCCTATGACGGTCGTACTCGTAGTTGGCTAGCGATCTCAGGGCTGTAGCGGCGTCGACACAGAGGCAAGGCGCATCACCTCCGCCTCGAATGGGTCCGTCATGTCGAGATCCTCCCAGGCGGGCCACCATGTCACCCGCTGGCGGGCGCGCTTGTGCAGATGATGGGCAATGATATTGATGTGCTCGGGATCGGCGGGAGACATCGAAGCTCTTTTCAATTTGCATCAGGAACTAAATAGTATCCATTTGTTCCACGCCCCCCTGAAAAATGAACAGAACGATGAAATTGAATTGATCCTGGAATTATGTAAAAATCAACATTGACATCTATCTCGCTTCGTACTGAAGATCCGCTTATTTTTAATGGACATCTTCTGCTGATTACCTGACCGGGCCATAACGTAACCCGCCTGCTAAAATTTATGAACCCAACATTCTCCAGTGTGGTATTTCCACCCACACTGTTTATTCTGCAACTAAAATCAGCTTCAAAAACAGGGGTGTGACCCTCGTTTTTTATAGAAAACAAAGTTCCAAATGCATTATTGATATCGGGGTTAAGGCTTGTAGTTATCGTTATTTTTGGTAACGTTAGGATTATTACGGATATTATAGCGGACAAATACGATGCAAGCCGTCCATAAGGCGCCAAGCGACGTCCTGCCTGGACAAAAAACGCGCGCGATTGTCGAGCGCACTGCGACAAAAATTGGCATATCACTTCGTATAGCAACACCAATCTTGATTTTTCTGTTTCTTTATTATTAGATTCTGCTGATATTTCTTCTGATCCTAATAATTTTCTTTGAGGGTTGGGTATTTTCTTGCGGCGATAGCGCTTTCGCATCACGGTACAGATCCATCGGATAAGATGCATCTGCGATGGTGGACGAAACCGGGCCGCTTGCACAAGCGCCCGGCTTGATTTTTTCAACCTGTGATTTGGTGTCGTCTGCCGGCCCGATGGCTCAGACTGTCGCCAGCAGCACCGCCGTCTTGACCGCCTGCCGCCGCCGAGCCGGTGTGGCATCCGCCACCGCAAGCTCGTCGGCCGACCATTGATGCGCAAGAACAGCCGCGGCGAGGTCGAGGCGCTTGTCGTCGATCTTCAACACCGCCGGCGCGGACGGATCCGCGAGGTAGGCCGTGATCGCCGCGTCGAGCGCGTCGTCGGTGAGGAGCTTCGCCTTATAAGATGCTCCGACAGTCTCTGGGCTGGACAT